TCACGGATCAGGCGTCAACGGTGCGACCGATGCTGGCGCCGGCGTAATCATGAAGCGGATCGGCGGCGCATCCACGACGATCGGGTAAGCAAGCTTCTGCAGCATGCCGCAGGTATAGGTGAAGCGCGCATCGTATCGCGCCGGTCCGACGGACGCCGCCAATGGAACAGTGACGGACCGGTGATAGGTCTCACGCCCCTCCGGCGGATAGCCTTCGATCGAGGCTTGCTTGCCGACGGTGTAGGTCGAAGGAACATGGATATTCCCGTTGACGTCGGTGATGTAGCGCTCGACTGTAGCAGTGCAAACGCGATTCTGCCGAACGGTGTACTGGACATCGAGAACGCCACCTTGCGGCACCTCCGGGGTAAGCGCCGTCGCGATCTCGAATACCGTTGGCGGTTCCCGATCAAGCATCGAGGAAATTGCCGCAGCGAGCCCAACGCCAGCCATGGCGGCCAATACGAACACGGTCGCAGCCGGCGTGTCGAGTTTGCCGCGGAACGAATCCCACCACCGCCAGAGCTTCATTGCTTGCCCCCGGAAGAAGCGAAATAGGCCAGCACCTGGTTGATCGCGACCAGCGTCCCAGCCACGAACAGCAGCAGCTTGGTCGATGTCCGGGCGATCCAGCTTACCTTCGTCCACAGCTCGACGATCTGGAATCCCGCCTGGAACTTGTCCTTTTCCAGAGCCAAGAACATGTCGAGCCGCTTGCGCTTCTCCTCCGGCAGATGCCCTGCCCAGATAAGCGCCGTTCGTTCTTCGGTGGTCAGTCTGTCCAGCCATCGGATTGTCTCCTCGTCGAGGTCGACCAGCCGACGCGGAAGCTTTCTCTCGGTCTCATCATCATCGGCCATTTCTTCGGTATCCGCCCATGCACTGCTTGCGTTGCCTGATTAACGGACCGGGAACGCCTATGGATGCAATGTGCATCTCAGCCGTTCGATCCTTACCCGATCGAATTGGTCAGGGGATCGGCGCCGGCCGCGAACCGGTGTCGATTCCCGCTATTTCAGGAGAAGATAGATAGCCACCAGGCAGGCGCCCTCAACGCCCGCCATTGCCCATAGAGGCCAGAGTTTCACGGCTAATATCGAACCACGCCGAGAAGCAGCAGCACGATCAAGATGATGACGATCGCGATTTCGAAGAGCGGCTGAGGCATGCGCGAGCCGGCCAGCTTGTCGCTGAAATAGACGATCAGGACGATCAGCAGGACGTCGAAACGTTGAAGCATGGCGATATCCTTTCGCTATTGGAGAGCCTTTGCAGTCGCGTCGTAGTTGGCGGCGCACCGTCTGACGCGGGCATTTGCCCTGTCGAGTTGTCTGCGTTCAGCCTTAAGGACCGACCGAGCTTCATCACCAAGATTGACCGCCGCGTGCGGCTCCCACGCCCGGCAATCGTCGGGAAGCGGCGGCAGCGTCACGCGCGCCGCGGCGATGCCTTTGTCCGCAGATGCCTTCTTGAGCTCGGCGCTAGTGCTGCAACCACTGCAGATCGCCAGCATCGAGATTGCAACTGCGGCCAGCGGCAACAAGCAGGGCCTCGAAGTCCTTCCGCTCCTTGGCGAATTTCGCGTCATCTTCGGCATCCTTTGCCCGAGCGTTCTTCAGAATCTCTTGATAGCTCGCGATCACGATCTGGCCGGCCGCGACCTGGCGCTGCACTTCGGCAAGCTTGGCCTCGGCTGCATCAGCCTTCGATTGAAGCACATAACCGACCAATGCCTCACGGCGCGTGCTTGCGTCGTGCATAGCGAGCCACCAGCGCGCGCCGATGAATATGAGGACGCAAAGCACCGCTCCGCTCAAAACGCGCCCCAGCGGCGTTCCTAGAGCCCATGCGAGGAAGGCCGACATCATGCCCACACCATGTAGATCGCCAGCGCAATGATCAGCATCACGACGAACGGCGCCGACCAGGCCCAGACTTCGCGGAGCCGGTCTGCTAGGTATGTGACCCAGGTCTTGCCCATTAGATCAGACCGGAGACACAAAGCTCCGCCTCCCCGAGACGCTGCGCGTCGCCCATCTCGCGGCGCTTGACCAAGCCAGGCAGGACGTCGCCACCAGCCTCGTTCCAAGCCGTCTGGGCTTCGCAGGCATGGCGGTATTCGTGCTTGGTGACGAAGTCGGAAGCCCTTGAACCGATCTGGCCGCGCCGCGGCTTCTTCGACCCAACGCCGAAATTGTAGGCGCCGGAGAGCATCGAGGCCTGTACCGTGATTGGCGCCTGCCAATAGTCCCTCACACCGTCGACCAGCGGAAGGTAATAGTCGTGCGTGACGCGATCGATCAGCATGGCGTCACACTGATCGAGCGTGGCGCGCATGCCGGGCTTGACGCCCTTGGTCTCGCCCCAGCAGATCGTCCAGACCTTCACGCTGTCCTGGTAGGCGATGAGCCGGAGGCCTTCCCACGGCTTGATCAGCTTGTCGACGGCAAGGCGAACCGCCGGCGGCGTATAGCCCTTGGCGACGGCATCATGGATCGCAGCGACGCGCGGATCCGGCTGGCTTGCAATGAAGGCAGCCCATCCGCTGGCAACCGCGAACAGCGCAGCGCCGGCGGCAGCAGCCTTGCCGCGTGGCGAGGCGACGATCCTATTGATCGGCATCGTCATCTCCCGAAATGCTTTTCTGCTTGGTGACGCGCAGCAGCGGCACGATGGCCGCCGCGATGCCGGCAGCGGCCGTCAGCACGCCATTGGCGACGATGAGTTGCCGCGACGGATAGGTCTGCGTGATCGTGTAGAAGTAGAGGCTGGTCGCGATCCCGCTGAGAACGGCCGCAAGCACGCCGGCCCAGACCGCCCAGCTTCGAAAGAGGACGGCCTTCCAATTGTCGACGAGACGCATGGGATTTACCCTTCAGTGATCGCGGAAGTTGCTGTTTCAATATTTCGCGGGCAGTATTGCCGCATGGGTGGGGGAAGGCTTTACGGACTGGATGCTCTGCGCGGGGTCGCGGCGATCGCCGTGGTGGTGCACCATCTTGCGAGCACCTATCACTTGCCCAAGCTGCCGCTGAACCCGTTCCTGGCGGTCGACTTGTTCTTCATCCTGTCCGGGTTCGTGATGGCCAGGACCTATGAGGCGCGGCTTCGCACAGACCTTTCGACGGTCGGCTTCATAGGCCTGCGCTATCGACGGCTGTTCATTCCTCTCGCCATTGGATCGACAATCGGGGCGGCCTGGGTCGCGGCCGTTTATGGGCTGACGCCCTACCTGCTGATCGCCTACGGCTTGATTCTCTGCTTTCTACCCCTGCCGCAGATGATCGGTCCGAATGCATTCCCGTTGAACGTCCCAGCCTGGTCGCTGTTCGTTGAGATCGTGTGCAATGCCCTGCATGGCGCGGTCTTCTCGAAACTGTCGAACATGCATCTGTTGGCCGTCGCGGGTGCCAGCGGACTGATATTCCTTGCCACTTTCCTCAGCGGACTTTCCATATGGGGACCGGGTTTCACATCGATCCTTTGGCTGATGCCGCGGGAGCTAAGCTGCTACCTTGCCGGAATTTTGGTGTTTAGGAACTATGGCGACAAGCCGCTCGGAAACTGGCCGCTCCTGGCTGTCGCTGCATTCGCCCTGGCTCTAGGGGCGGCGTCGATCAACTCAACCCTGGAAGTGCTGTCCCTGTTTGCTTGCCCGTTTATCGTCAGAGCATCGCTTGCGATCCCTCGGACGCAATGGGCGATTTGGGCCGGAGCGCTCTCCTACCCGTTCTATGCTACGCACGTTCCGGTCATCCAAGCTTCCCGCATGGCTGGCTTTCCATGGTCAGTCGCGCTCACGATTGCCGCCTGCGTAGCTATTGCCGTCACTCTCGCGTTCGAGACAAGACGTCAGCGCCATAAGACGTCAGCCCTGGCTCAGACGGTAGGATGAATCACAGGCCCATGCGCCGTTGTCGAAGCGCCGATTTGCGTCACTGCATGGCCATGGCGATCTCGGGCCGGCCCCACCAAAGGTGCATGCAAGTACCGATCGTTCCTACCGATTTTCGATGGCGATATCTTTTGCCCGAGAGCGCTCATCTCCGCTGCGTCGAGCTGCCGAAGCCAGCACGCCAATTCTGACATCTCGCCGACATAGCTCGGCCAGAACGTATCCAGCATGTCTGCCACCTGAAGGATGTTCCCCGAAAGTCCGTTCCAGCTAAATCCGGAATTGCCGGAAGCCTCTTGACTCCCGTCAACAAAAAGTGCGTTCGGCTGGCCGTTGCCAGTATTATAGTTCAAGGCAATGATGTGTTCGTTGCCGTCGTTCACATTCGTCGTACTGTAGAGCAGGAAGGCATTCGAGCCGCCGCTGCTGGCGTAGCTTAGGGCGAGAAGCTTATTCGCCGTGTTGTTAATAAGAAATCCTACGCCAAAACGAGAAGTACTGCTCCAATAAGCGCAAACCGCTGCGTTGGCCGTCGTTTGCGTGGTCTTCATCCGAAACGAGATGCAACCAACAGCGGGCAAATTGTTCGTTATGTCGTACTGCAGCGCATCCGTGCCGCCGGCAAAAGAAATGGCCATCCGTCAGGTCTCTCGGATAACCAACGATATCATCTGCGCGTTGCCGGCCGCGGTGTCGTTCGCAACGTCACGACGCAGGCGCACGCGGAATGGCTCGCCGGCCGCAAGGCTGTCCATCTGCGCTCCGCTTGTGAACGAGCAGGATGTCTTTGATGTCACGCCGCTCGTCCCAGGAACTGTAGCAGCCGTGATTGTTTGCGCTGAAGCGAAGCTGTCGGCATCGATATCGAGCGTCCCGGCATCGATACGCTCGATAGCGACATCCCAGCCGATCGTGCCGGAAGTCGCCGAAGCCGCAGCCCATGTGCAGTCGGCCGTCAGACCGCCGCCTGCGTAGCTGGCCGGCAGCACGCCCGTGAATATCGCGGTCTGTTGGGTCGTCGTGTCGAACTCCAGCGTAGGATGGCCGTTGCGGACGCCGATGGCTGCATAGTTCGATCCGGCATACTCCTGATCATCTGGGAGGAAGGTAAGGAACGGCTTGGTCGTGCCGCCGCTGCTGACGACCGCGGTGCCATCGGCCTTGATGTAGGCCACGCAGATGACGTTGTCGCCGCTGTCCTGGATGAAACAGGCGCGGTCGCCCGCCGCCGTGGTGATGTTGGCGCCGCCTGGCAGTTTCAAGGTCGTGCTGTTGTGCGTGAGCGTCAGCGCGCCGTCGAAGATCACCCAAGCCGGCCGGCCATCCTTCGCCGTCGCCCAGTCGATATCGGTGATCGTGGTCGTGCCGGTGATGTGGAAGAAACCGCCTTCGCCCAGCGAAACCGTGCCGGCGCTGGCGACGTCGGAGCCCTTCTCCCAGAGTGCGGCAAGCGCATCAGGTGTGACGCCCTTCGATGTGTCAGTGCCGGTGAGGACCTCCGTCGTCGATGCCGGGATAAAACCACCGATGCCTGCCTGCGTGAAAGCAAGCGATGTGGTGCCGACTGTAATCGTGGCGTTGGTGGTGCACGTCCATTGCGTGTCGGCAAGGGTGGTGCCCTCGCTGACATAGACCGAAGCGTTGACGAGCTCGGCGCCGGCGTCGGCGTCGGTACGGCGGGTGAGAATATAGGGATGCGAGCCATCGCCGACCTGGGTCAGCGTATAGATGCCACGGTTCGCCCCGGTGGCCTCATCCTTGACCAGGAGGTCGTCGTTGGCGACGAGCGTGACGCCATCCTGCGCGGACAGCGCGCCGTTTGAGTTGCCGGTCAGCGTGGCGCCGACACCGCTGGTCCCGTTGCTATAGGTGTTCGCCGGCAGCGCGCCGGTCGTTGCGGCGCGAACTGCCTTCTTCCAGGAAAGACCGGTAACCCTGCCGTCGACATAGCCCTTGACGGCCTGTTCGGTGGGCGCCTTGCTGTTGGAGTTGGAGCCAAGCGTGGCATCGGTCGAGATCGCGACGCCGCTGTCCTGGATGACCTTGCCGGTGGTGCCGCTGAACGTTGCAAGATTGCCGCTGACCGAGCTGCCCGGACCGTTGACATCACCAAGACCGCCGCTGGTGCTGGTCAGCGCCCAGGCGGAGCCATCGTAGTAATAGTAGGCGTCCTCATCGGCGGCATAGGCCTGCGCACCCGGCAAAGGCGGGATAAATATCCAGGCGCCATTGTAGAAATTGGCGATGTACTTCGCCTTGCCCGACCAGGCGCCGGTCGGGGAGGCGCCGAGCACATATTGATCGCCTTCGGCCGGCGAGCCCGGCGGTGCCGTATCACCAACCGAGACGCAGCCATAGAGCGCGGAGCCGCCCTCGAGCTTGGCGATGGCCTCATTGACGGTCGCCGACCTGTCGACTTGTGTCGCTGCAAGTTCGGTGATGCCAAGGCGGTTCGATACGGTCATGCCGCTTCTCGCATTTCAATGCCGTCGCCGTAGGTCGCAGAAACCTGGGCAACGCCGAATTCAAGGGATGTCTGGGGAGAGCCGAAATCGGTGTTCTGATCGGCCGCGGTGTAGGTGAACGTCTGACTGCTTGAGGTGTAGTCGTTTACGAACACGCCCATGCCGTCATAGATGTTGATGACATAGGACTCTGTCGTCTCACTCATCGCCGGATCTTCCGGCCCGCTTTCTGGCCAGGACTCCCCGAGGCGATCGCGGCGGTGCCAGGTCAGGGTCCAATCGCCCGTACCGGCGTCGAGCACGGCACTCGCGAGGACTGGAGACCACGGACGCAGCCCCTTGCCCTGATTGGTGAAGGTCACCGCACCGGTACTGTCGAAGACCGTCGAGGTCGGCACCGCGACATAGATGCGCGAGAGCGTACGATCGCCAACGGCCGGCCGCGTCATCGCTTGGTCGTCGAGGTGGATCACCGTGGCGCCCGCGACATGGCCGGACATCGCGAACTCGGTGCCCTTCAAGCCGCGCAGCAGCGTCGACAGAGTCCAGGTGCCATCCATGTTGTCGACGACGGAGGCCGCACGGATATACTCCCATTCGCCGGACGGGTTTCGCACCGCGAAGCCGTTCGTCGTCTCACTGGCAAGCAGGGCTTCTTCCGTCACGCTATCTGGCGCGGTGCCGACAGGGACGGCGATGTTGAAGGTCGTGGCGCGATCCCATGCGCCGGGATGTGGTCGATCGGGTAGAGCATCGAGCGCGATGCCGCGGATCAAGCCGTTGGTGAGACCAGCCCAAGGCGAATAGGTGTAACCGCCATCCGTCGACCGATAGATCGATGCGGAGCGGAAGTTGCCGTGCGAAATCACGGCGACGCCAGCATAGAAGCCGTCGTTATCATCGGCGGAACGCAAAAGATGCCCGTCGATCAGCACCGGTGTCAGGTCGGCCGGACCGAGCAGCGTGTCGATGACGTATGGCGTCGGTTGGCCCACAGCCTCAGAGACGAAAGAATCGCCGCGTTTCCGCATTTCCAGTTCGATGACTTGATCGCCGGACATCTTCGTCACCACCGCCTTGGCGGTGCGGCTCTCGTCGAGCGGGACGTTGACGACGAGGCCGGGATGAAGGTCCATGTGCTTCGGACCGACATTCGTCTTGTAGACGATCGCGGCGTCGCGCAGCGCGTTGAACAGGATGTCGGCGACCTTGGCGGCGTCGTCGTCCTTCAGCACCTGAGCGGTGGAAAACTCCATAGTGCGGTTGCGCCGCACCTTGAGCGGTGCCCCGGTCTCATCCGCCTGCGAGGGCTCGTCGTTGAACTTCCGATCGTCCTTGGTGTTGCCGGCCTGGGCGCCGGTTCGGTAGGCGGCATCATAGCTCGGATAGGTGATGATCATCTGCTCCGGCATATCCAGAGCGTCCGGGTATTCCTCGGTGATCAGCACCGGATCCGGCTCCGCATTCAGCGCCATTCCGGTCTCTTCGAGCGCAATCGTGCGGAACGCGCTGGTCTGGCGCGGGAAGAAGGCCTGCAGCCCGTCGACCTGGGCGAAGTCGACGAAATTGACGCGGGTCAGATCCTCGATGACGCCGCGCGGTGGCGTCGCCGACCGATCGCCATAGCCATAGATCATGGCGTCGATTTCGGAGACGTCGGCCTCAAGGCCGGCGAGACGGCATTCGGCAGCGAGGACATCGGCGAGCGGCACCGCCTGCCGCTGTGCGCGCGGCAGATACCAAAGCTCAGTCGGCCGATCGGTGCCGATCGTCAATATCGTCTGCCAACGTTCGTTGAAGCCGGTGAGATAGTATTGCGAGGCGTCTTTGTTCGCCCATGACGTATCATGCGCGACGATGTGCTGGACCAGGCCAAGGTCAGAAACCCGGTAGATATAGATGTCGTTGTTGCTGAACTTGATGCCGATTTGGTCGGACGCCACCTTCATCCGGTTCGACAGCAGCGGGTCGGTGTAGGAAACCGAGGCGCTATTGGTCTTCGAGCGCAGCAGCGTGCCGAGATCAGGCGTGTAGACGTAGAGGCTGCCGTTCACGGTCTCGATGATGACGGAATCGCTCTCGACGTCGTAGAAACAGGCCCTGGCATAGGTATCGAGCGCCGAAAGGGTGATCTTGCTCGGCAACGGCGCAACCGAGTCCCAATCGATGACGACGATGTCCTTGCTCGGTGAGAAAACCCAATCGGTGCAGCCATAGAGCTTGCTCGCGGAGGCGCTGAGCGACTTCGTCTCATAGGTGCCGCCGAGCTCGAAACTCCAGACTACGTCATAGCCGGTGCCGATGTTGGATAGCATCGTCAAGGTGCCGCCGGAACCATGGACGAAGAGATAATTCACACCGCCGAAGCTGATGTCGGTCATCGACGTCCAAATGACCGGCGTTGCCGGACCAACGCCCGAGATGTCTGACTCGAACGCGCCGGTTGCGGCGTCGAAGATGCGCATGCCAGGCTGGCCCTGATAGGTGACCGCGACCTTGTTCAGCGCCGTGATGTGGACGCACATGGCGTCATAGGGGAGGGTGTTGACCGCAATGATGTCTGCGGTCGGCAGGCGTTCGATATAGAGCGTGGTGCCGCCAGCATTGGCGAAATAGTCGCCGAAAAAGTCCGTGGTGTTGATAGACACGCCGGCGAAAGCGGTGGTCGGAGCAACGCTTGTCGTCGCGAGATTCTGCGCCTGGGTTATCTCGGCTTCGATGTTCGGCACCCGGATGCCGAATTCGTCGAGCGGGAGGTTCTTGATGACGGCGTAGACGATGCCGGGCCACGCCGGCACCTGACCGGCGCCGCGGTCGGCCTCGATGTCGGGGTCCGGCTGCTGATCGTCGGTGCCGAGGTAAAGCGTGATCGATGCACCCTTCGCGACGCCGATGCCCTTGCCGCCGTTGTCGATGGCGTTCTGCAGCGCCTCGAAGGAGACGTCGAAGATCAGCTTGTCGTCGGCCCAGATGCGCGTGATGCCCGATGCTGGACCGTTCCAAGCAAAGGCGACGGCGAAGGTGGCAGTATAACTGTAAGTCGTAACCTCCGGGCCGAGCGCTTTACCCTGCCGTTCCGTCCTGACGTGCTCGTCGACATGATTGCCCTTGAGCCAGATCACGGCGCCGGCGGTGCGGATCGACCCATACCAGCGGGTGAGCTGTTCGCCATAGCGTGAGGTCTGCGCCTTGAGGCTTTCCGCCCGCGGACCCTTGATCTTCTGCGGGAAGAAATAGGCGATGGCGAGATTGATGCCGATGCCGACGGCCGTCGTGACGATCGAGCCGAGCAGACCGCCGCCGACTGCGGCGCCGGCAAGAGGTGCTATGAAGGCCATCTCAACCTCCACAGTTGCAGCGGCGGGAATTGAAGCGCGGTGTCGACGACGTTCGACTTGTGCCCGAGTGCTTGGATGACGCGCGCGATGCGACCATCGGTGACCTCGGAAACGATCGCCATGTGAAGCGACTGCGTCGTCTTGAACAGGACGATGTCGCCGAGTTCGGGAGAGCCGACGCGGTCACAGAACTGCTCCAGATATTCGCGCGCCTGCGGGTAATACTGGAAGCGCCCGTAATCGGCCTTGAGCGGGGCGTCTATGCCTACGGAGCGCGCGGCGAGCACGATGAGCCCGACGCAGTCCATGCCCTTGTCGGAACGGCCCTGATGGACCCAGGGCGCGCCGATGAACCCGCGCGCGGCCGCGACGAAGGCTTCGGCAGTCATTTCCGATGCTTCATCCAGGCAATGCCTCTGGCGACGCCTTCAATGACCAATTGGATGGCGACATTGATCGCCAGGTTCGCAACGATGATGCGAAAGACGGATTCCGTGAGCAGTCCCTGCAGCATCGTCAGGCCTTCGGTGCGGTTGCGGTGATGTTCTCGCCGGCGAGGAAGTCCATCCCGCCATAGCGCAGCGTCTTGGTGCGGGAGTTCGCGGCGTTGTCGTGCTTGGTGATGCAGTCCTCGACGCGACGGTGGCGGCAGCCGACAAGCGCCTCGAAGGTGTCACCGATGGCGATATCGTCATAGGCGGCCTGGTGGATGACCAGCGTTCCGGTGCCGTTGTCGGACTTCACCCGGCGGATGTCGCCGGCGTTGAGGCCGGTCTGGAAGGTGATGAAACCTTCGCCGAAATAATCGTTCACGATGCTGATGCCCGTCGCCACGATGGTCGTGCGGTTTGGTGATGACGTCACCGTCCCAATCAGGCGCCGGGCACGGATCGCCGTCCATGTCACGGTGCCGTCGACGACGGTGCCGCCAAGTGTCGTCGGCCAGGTCGGCTCCGATGCTCCGCTGGTTCCTGCGACTGTTGCCTTGAACCAGTAGATGCCGCTGCCGGTGAGCCGCTTGACAAGACCGTCGGCGGGATATGCGGTCGCCGCCACCCAGGCATCGGCCCGGGTCGGGATGCCGCAATCCTTGTCGCCATAGTTCTTCATGCAGTTCGCGGTCAGCGGGTAACCGACCGGCTGCTCAAGCCGTTTCTCTGTCCCCATCAATTCGAGCCGGCCCGCGAGCCCCTTGATGTCGGATTGCCCGAAATCGTAACGACAATAGAACCAGGGATTCGCGAGATTGGTCGGGATCACATAGCCGATCTCGATGATGGAGTTGTCGAGCGCGCCGCGGCGGATCTGATCGGCGGTGATGTCGCCGGCGCCGATGTTGATCTTGAAGTCGCGGTCGTCGATCGGCGCGTTGATCTGCGCCGAGAAGGCGGAGAGTTCGTTGAAGCTGGTCGGCGAATAGGTGACGACGCCGGCGCCGAGAAGATCGACGGCCAGCGCATCATTCCAGTCGGTGAAGCCGATCTGCGTTCCATCAGGCTTCGTGAGAAGCACCAGCGTCGCAAGTTCGTAGGCATCCGAGCCGATGGCGGTCAGGATGGTGGACGGAACAGTCCTGCCGACCATCAGATCACCTCGATCAGCGGGATCGACGGCACGCTGCCGGCCCGGAATGCTTCCATGACCTGCGAAAGGTCATTGGTGTCGAACCGGACCTTCTCGTTGAACCAGAAGCCGGCCGTGACATTCTTGAGGTTCGCCGGCGCATGGCCTGAGACAAAGGTGATCGCGCCGGTCTCATAGTTGATGACGTAGTCGGTCGCCTCTGTCTTCAAGACGCCGTCGACCGCAACCAATGGGGCCGGCGAGATCATTGGAAGGTAGATGGTGCGATCGATCGCAATCACGGTGTTATCGACCTTGGTGACCTTGTACTGCTTCTTGAACTGGAAATTGAGGTTCGAACCGTCGCCGACGCCGATCAGGGCATCGGCCATGGTCACGTCTAGTTCTGGCGAACAACTTTTGAAGTCGTTGAGATTCTGGATCGCGAAGGAATGCTCCGGACCGTTCATGACCTCGAAGAATTCCAGCACGTCATAGATGTCCTGGATCTCCCGGATGTCCTTGCCGAGATTGAAGCGACGCAGACGGCGGCCGCGCTTCGACCTGCGCTGTTCATTGCCGTTCGGGCCTCGCGCGATGTCGACAAGGCTGACTGGGGCCGCTTCGCTGCCCTTGGAAACGAAGCCGGGAAGGACCGCGTTGTAGAAAGTCATGCGGTCCTCTGCAGGCGTTCCAGGGCCTTGGCGCTCTTGGCGGCGATCTGATTCTGACTGGCCGGCGTCGCCGGATTGCCAGGCATCAGGAAGTTGTTGGTCTGGTGGATGATCTGCGGACGCTGATCATTGGCTGGCTTCGCCTGCGTCTGTGCCGCAACGCCCAACTTTCCATCTGGACCGCGGCGAAGAGGCATGATCGCCTCGTCGCCGGCTTCGCCCAGCATGCCTGTTCGTCCGCCAGACATCGGGAAATAGGTCGGCCGCGAGAACACGTCGCCCTTAGCAAACGGCACCACATTGCCATGACGAAACGCGGCACCATTAGCAAACAGGCCCCATGAGCCAGACAGAATGTCGGCAGTCGCCATGGGCGAGATCGAGTTCATGAAGCCAAAGGCTCCGCTGGCGCCGCCGAACATGCTGGACAGGCCTTGGAACCACGACGAGCTGCCGCCGCCGCCCGGAGCGAGGAAGCTACCGAGATTCTTCCATGTTTCGCTAAGGCTGCTGGCGAAGGAACTCAGGCCGCTGACTGCCGAATTGCTCGCACCGCCAAGGCTGCTGACGGCACTGCTGGCGTGATCCGTCACTCCGCCCAGTTTCGACAGGGCGTCGTTGAACTTGGCGACATAGCTTGCGCCGGTCGTGCCGAGCACATCGGCCCTGCCAGCGCCGGTTGATAGCGGTCCCCCGGTGAACCAAGCCGACGCAGCGTCCTGCGGGTTGCCATATCTTGATACGTAGCTGCCGAACTGGTGACTGAAAATTGCATCCTGGATGGACGGATTGTTCATGAACTGCGAGCGCGTGACTTGGTAGCCGAGCGCCGATTGTGACCATGACGGCAAATTGGAGGCCATGATCTGGTAGGCACCAAGCGCCTGGTTGCCATTGGCCAGCATCGGACCTAGGGCCGAATAGCCCGCGCTACCGCTTTCGATGCTGCGGATCGCAGCGGCATACCTGCCAATGTCGCCGGTGAGGGAACTGCCGGCGAAGACACCAAGGGGAGACCCGAGCCCACTCAGCAGCCGCGATGACGTGGCCGCAGTGTTGGGACCGCTCGCGCCATAGCCGAGGATATCCGAGAGCGTGGTGTCGGGCGTAAAACTCGGACTTCCAAGCCTCGACAGGATGTCACCCAAGCCGCCGCCGGGAATGCCTACGCCCGCCCCGTTGATGAAGACGGTGGCGGCCTGGACCTGCATCGTGCTGACGCTCTGGCCGCCAGTGCCGAACACCCTTCCAAGGAAGGAACCGCCGTTGTTGCTGTTCGCCGCCTGCTGGGTGGAACCGTTCGCGCCGTTCCCGAAATTCAGCAGCTGGCCAAGCAGGCCCGGGCTCGATCCGGCCTGGTCGCCGCCGAAGATCGAGTTGAAGATGCCGTCGAGGCCGCGATCGATCAGCTTGTCGGCGATCTTGGATAGCGCGTTGACAGCGGCGGCGGAGAACGACTCCCACAGCGACTTGCCCTCACGCAGGCCGCTGAACATGTCGGTGAAGAAGCCCTTGAAGGTGTCTTTCGATTCCTGCAGCGCCATGTTGTAGCGCATCATCTGCGCTTCAGTGGAGTTGAGGTCTTCGGGCAAGCCGGCGCTGCGCAAAGCGGAGGCGATCTGCTGATCCTCTGAATTGCGCAGGATTTGGCGGCGCTGGAAAAGCAGATCGGCCTGCATGGTGGCGTGCGCCATCGCTTCCGCCTGATCCGACAGCGCCGCCGTGTTGGCGCGCAATGCTTCGGCCTCCTGCCCATAGAGCGGGATGCCAAGTTTGCGGATTTCCTGTTCAGTCTTCAGCGCCTCAGTGGCCCTCTGGCGAGCCAAGGCATTTTCGCCGACCGTCGAGACCTCAAGCCGCTGCATCTCAAGATCGTCTTGCTGGCTCTTGATCTGGGTGCGCGCGTCCTCGATCGCCTTCAGCCGGCCATATTCGGCGGCCTTTTCCTTGATGCGCGCGATCTCCGCCTCGTCGGCCTTGACGTTGTTCTTGGCAGCCTCCTCGCGGACCTGGGCCTCCAATTGCGCGGCCATGCGCAGGCCCTCGACCTCGGCCGTGGTCTTGCCGACGAGATCGACGTTAAGCTGCTGGCTGGCAACGGTCTGATCGAGAGAGCGCTTACGTTCGTCTTGGGCTTCCTTGAGGCTATGCTCCGCCTCGATGAGCGCAAGCCGGCCTGCCAGATCGATACGCTGCGCACGGGCAGCCGAACTTTCAGCGTCGTTGTAACTGGCGGCGGCTTCTGCCCTGGCGGCGGCGGCGCGCTCTTCGGGAGATTTGGCGTTAACGCTCAAGACAGAGGCGTTGAAGGATTGCAGAGAGCGCTGCTGGGCAATCCTTTGCTGGGCTTCGAAAGCCGCGAGGTTACCCATGTCTGCCGTATTGGTCGTGCCGCGCGAAAGCAGGAAACCATTCGGCCCAACATTATTGAAAAGCTCGCGCTGGATGATCTGCAACTGCTTGAGGGCGCGTTCAGCATCCGCGCCCTTGTCGGTCAGTTCTTTAAGCTTTGCGGCAGCATCGGTTAGGGCTTGATTGTTGGGATCGAGCGCCCAACGGTCTTCGACCATCTTACGGAAGCCGGCAAGATCAGGCTGTCCCTCGCGAGCCGTCTTGCGCAGATATTCGATCGCCCCAGAAAATTGAGCGAACTCGGTTGGGACAACCTCTGCCGGCCCAAACTGGTTGCCCGACGCGCCGGTTCCGCGATTGATCAGGATACCGGACAGCGAGTTACGCGTTTCGCGAGCAATATCAATACGAAGGCCGTTGATTGTCGAACCTGCGCCAATGCCAAAGGCGTTTTGACCGTTATTCGCGAACGTGCCCTGAGCCTTGGCCGCGACGTCACCGTAGGCAACGCCCAAGGCCTTTACCGTTTCGGTTTGCTGCTTCAGCAATTCGTCGATTGTCTTGAGCGGCTGGAAAAGTTTCGAACCAAACTCGATAGCAACGGCGACGACGCCGGTCAGACCGACGGCGAGGAGGTTGACCGGAGACAGCAAGCTCGTAAAGGCTGCGCCAAGGCCCTTGATGAGCCCCTTAGCGCCCTGATCGCCCATTTCGATCTGCAACGCCTGGCCGAGCTGCGTGCCCTGCTGCAATGCGATGGTTAATGGGCTCTGCCCCATGGCTGCCGTGATGGCGATGTCTTGGAACTGGGAGGCCGCGTTCATCGCGCCAAAGCGGGCCAAGCCGCCCTGGTTCTGGTTTACCGGCGAGAGGTTGCGCTGCTCGGCCAATTTGGCATTTGCGCGCGTGATCGCAGATGCAAGCTCTGTCTGTCCGCGCGCGGCGAACTGCGCCGCATCGCCCATCAAGCCGTATTTGCGATAGATGCCGTCGAGGATCGGCCCGGTCTGCTCGGCGCTGATCTTGCCGCGCTCGATGCCGGAGCTCAACTGGTTGAGCGCCGAATTGAAGCGCTGCGCTGCCGCATAGCCGTCGACATACTGACGCGACAGCCGGGACAGCACGTCGCCAGCCTGGCTGATCTTGGTGGTCGTCTCGGAGACGGCCTGGCCAGCGGCCTGACCAGACGCCACCATCGCCTTGTCGGAGGCGACCTTCTGCTGCGCGCCGGCTTCGTATTGGCTCGCATCCATCTGCGCCGAGACGCGAAGGGAACGAATTTCGAAATCAGCCATCGGTCTTCGCTCCTTTCTCTCTCTCGGCGACGTGCTTCAGCCACTCGGCATCGATCGCGGTCATGAACATCCTGAACAGCCACAGATCGTCACCGACGATGTTGTGGTCTGCCGCGTAGGCACTGATCACCTGGTATGGAATGGGCATCTGGCCGCCATAGGCGCCGTACTGCCGGTCGAACCGAAGCGCGTCCCAGGCTTCCCAGTAAAGCCCGTGCCAAACCTCGGCATCGAACTCGATGCGGCCTTGCGGATAGGCCGCGCGCTGCACCCATTCCTCATCAGGATAGGCTTCGGCGATCTCCTCGAGCCAGTCCTGATGCCCCTCTGGAAGGCCTTCCCGCCTCAATCGGTCTCGGAAGGCCTCTCGGAGTTTTTTGCCGCGTCCTCGACGAACTCGACGTCGGAATCGGAAATCTTGGCAGCGCACCATTCGACGGCACCGACCAGAGCGCGATATTCGGGATCGGCCAGCATCTCGCCGGCGGTATCGCGCGAATATTCGACATCGAAGCCGCGCCAGCCATGCAGGATGTGCTTGTGATAGAGCTTGCCGACTTCGGTCGTCACCACATCGGGCGGGATCGGCTTGCCCTTGTATTGGCGGGCGAGGCGCTGGCCGAGCAGATCGCGGTCGATCCGGTAGGCAGGCAGAAGGAGGGAGGAGACGTTGAACGAGACGCCGGGCCAGTCTGGATAGTCGATCCAATCGCCCTTGGCTTCGCGTGAGAGGTCGGCTTTGATGGAAGCGAGTTTGACGGTCATTGGTCACCTTTGCCGGAAGATGAGACGACGCCGAGTTCCATGCCTCGGTCGAGAATGAGGAGGTCGATAGCGGTGCTGTCGCCTCCCAGGAACTTACGCCAAGCCTCTTGGATGAACTGATGCTGCTCTCGCGTTAGAACGCCTGGGCAGGTCAGCACGAATTTGTCGCCTGGTTTCAATTCAAGGCGACGAAGATGCCCGATGAAGTCTATCGGGGCTTCCTTGCGTCCGGCGCTGCCGCCAGTCGGGGTATTCTTCGGCGCACCGTCGCCGCAGCCCTTCGGTTGATAGCCGTGGGATCGTCCAAACATGTTTCACCTTTGCCGGAAGGGGTGGAGGCGGGACCGGCATCCCGCCTCCGTTTCGCACGTGCAAACTCAGTCTTGGGAGGAAGACTGACGCGACGACTTGCCGGTACGTCGTATTTTGATGGCGGTGGCGATCTTCTTCGACGTTGCCGCCGTTAGCGGATCGATGGTGGTCGGCTTGCCTAGCCCGTTGTCGAACATGGCCTGCGCGAATGCCTCTGGAACGGGCGGGCTTTCCACGCCAACCGCGAACTGCACCGGATTCCTGTGATTGCCATCAGGAAAACCGGTGAAGTCCTTGGTGGGGAGGAAGGTCGTGCTCATCACTATGCCGGGGTGCGCGTGATGGAGAGCGAAGCGGCCGAACCGGCATTGTACTTGGCCTGGAACGGTACTTCGAGCACGACGGGCTGGTTGTTGCCGGGGTTCGCCGGCCCGCCATCGATCAGCTTGCAGGTCGGGATCGACCAGGCTTCCGAATTGCCGGCACCGTCGGTCAACGTGAAACCGATCGTGACATCGGTGTGGTCGAGGATGGCCTGATAGGTGTCCAGGTTCTCGAACAGCGCGGTGATCGACCCGGTGACCTCAAACCGGCCAAGGCCATGGGCGTAGGGCTCATATTGGCTCACCACGTCGACCGGATAGATATTGTTGTTGATCCGGCAGGTGAGCGCCTGGATCTTCGGCGCATTGGTGATGCCCGTGAAGTCCAGCGCCGCGACGTTCAGGCCGGCGTTGAACACTTCCGTTGTCGTCGGATTGGCATAGGTGGCGCCGGACAGGATGGCGTTCGTCGGCGTCGGGCTACCGATGCCCATGATACCCCAAGCCGCCGAGACAGACTGGCGCGGCCGCAGGCTGAGATCGAGCGTGTTGAAGCGCGTGCCGCGGAAGCGGATGAAGGTATCGGTTGCGCCCTGCTCGTAGAAATATTCGAGCGTGGCCGCCTGTGCGAGAATGCCGTTCTTCAGGACGTTCCCGGTCGTCCACAGGTTGCAGAGCAAATACTCCAGCCAGTCGTGATAGGTCCCATACGAATAGAGCGACTGGATCGTGCCTTGCACCATGCGACCGACATCGACGATAGACGCGACGTTGCGATCCGCCCGGATTTCGTTAGGGATATCGACCTGCTTCGCCAGGCGCACGTCGGACGAGACATAGCGCTGGATCTGGAAGGCAGGGCTGGTCGGGATGGTGTTGATTGTGACTTCCGGCACATACGCCAGCCGGACCTGCGAGCCATCGGCTACAGTCATGGTATTGCTCCTTTGGTGGGATGACCGGTCGTTGGCCGGGTTCAGTTATGCTGGCGGGATGCTCGTAATGTCGCGACGACGCCAGTAGATCGTCGCGGTCATTGCGAAATACCCGGGCCAGTCCTTGCCGGGCTCGCCGGCGCCGATAGACATCTCGGGCATGAACAAGGTGGAGATCGGCTGCTCACGGAACAGGTAGAGCAGGCTGTTGGCGTATTGACGCGCCAGACGACTCCCCTGCCCGCTCGGCGTCATGACATGCAGATGGGTGACCCCGCGCTCGAGCCATTCGTTCTGCTCTGGCGCTCCCATCGTGTCCTGGTCGTAGGTGTCGCCGAAGATTTCGACGTAGACGAAAGGGGCCGGGGTGTCGGGCAGTTGATAGAATTCGTTCTCCATGACGACAGGCGTCGTCGACCATGCCCCCAAGCGTGTCGCGAAGGCGTCGTAGGCTGTCAGGCTGGACATCAGGGTGCCGCGTTGATGATCAGGGCAGGATAGGTCAGCGGCGTGCCTGCCGCGCGCCTGCGCGTCGTGCGCTTGAGGATGTACGGCGCACGCGGATCAATGCCGCCGGGGACGTCGACGTATTTGAACTCGAACTCGAACGCTCCGCCGAACCTTGACTTGAGAGCGTTCTTTGACAGATCGAAATGCCGCCGGCCCGGGCCATTGTTGCCGGTCTCCATTTTGCGCGTATAGGGCTGCGGGTTGAAGATGATCACCTCGGCATCGGGCCGCAGCTTTGAGAAGTCGGTCACGACCGTCCTGCCGCCGACCACCACGATGAAGGAGCCAGCATAGCGGCCTGACCGGCGCGGGACGCGCTTGCGCAGTTCATCAAGCGCCGCATTGATCACGACCGTCCAATTGGTGAAGACATACAGGATCGGCCCAGGAGCGACGACGGTCTCTTCCGACGCTCCCTGTCGACCATTGACGTAGCGCTCGTACTGTGCTGGCGCGCCGCCAGCGATCGCCTTTGCGAGTTCTGCGCGCGCGAACCTCGCAAGCGCGGCATTGATCTGGTCTGGCTCAAGGCCGGCTGTGGCGAGCCGCAGATCGCGCTCGAAGAAATCCATGCCCGGCATCAGCCAGCCACCACCATGTTGCATCGGCACCAGCCATCGGCACCGATGATCTTCGGATCCACCACCTTCACCTGGCGGACCTTCCCGCGCGCTATGACAAAATCTGTCACCCTCGGGATGCGCGGATCGCTCGCATTCGAAACCGGATAGGCAGGGACACCCCCAGGCCATTGCGCGGCCAGGATTTGCGTCGGCGACATGATGATCTTGAGGTCGGAGACCGCTATCGTCCCCACGATCTCATCCGCGTTCACCGTGTCGACCCTGGCCCGGCATTTTACGTCGATGTTGGCGACGTTGGTGCCTGCGGCGATCTGGCGCCTGACGATTATATCCTCGCCGGCCTCTGCTAGTGCTGCATCCAGCGCGGCGCGTTCTCCACTCACCGGGCGACCATCCGCAGATCGAGCAGCGTGCCGCCGCCATAGGTGCCAGTTGTGGTGATCACTGCTCTAATTTGCTCACCAAGAATGCCGTCATTCTGGCCCTCGGAACCGAGGGATGACAGCGCGGCAGCCGCCTTATATGTGAGGCCGCTTAGATTGGCGTATTTAACCGCGCTGGCGGTCGTGAAATCAAACCGTGCGATGTCTATCCAGTTGACATCATCGAGTGTGGTTTGGATCAGCGCGACAGCAGTCAACCCGCCTGAACCATATACGAACCTGGCGACGATAGAGCACGCCAGCATGCCCTCCAGATTCTCGATTGCTGTTTGGGCCTGGGCCGACAAAGCTGCCGTAATTTGCTGAGCGCACAGGACATAGGAGCCAGGATTGTTCATTGTCTCGCTGCCTTTTCCCTCTCCCGCCGCGCCTTCTGCGCCGCCTTGTGTTTCTCTCGCGAGTCGGGATTGCTCCACGCCTTGCGGTTCATCTCGGCGAGATTCTTGACCCCTCGCTCACGAAACTCCGGATCGTCCCAGAGTGCCTTTACCGATTCCGAAATTGCGGCGCGCACCTTGGCATCTCTCATTCTCTCTGCACGCTTGCGGTTGCGTGCAGCCTGCTTTTCCGGATCGTTTAGCACCTTCGAGAAGATCGCCATCCGAGCGGCCTTGCGCTCTGGGACGTTTGCCAATTCTCGCATTTGGGCGCCGAACCTTTTCTTGTTCTCAGGATCGGCAAAGAACTTACGTGCGATGTCTCTCTGCTTTGCGCGCCGATCTGGATCAGCCATTTGGACGATCGCACGTTGCCGTGCCGCCTCTCGTCGTTCTGGTGTCCACATCTCCTTGTTGATGCGCTTCATCTTCGCGACCGTGGCCGCTGAAAGCCCAACGGCACCAGTCCCACCATCGTTTCCGTTAGCAAGCGGCCCGATACCAAGATCGCGCCTTCCCAAGCCGGCAATTAATTCCATCTCGCGAGCAAACATCGCTTCCTTGTCGTCGTGCCAACTATCGATTGAATAGGCGACCTCGTATCCGTCAGAGAGCAACTTACGAATGATGCTAGCCCGCAAGGATTGCTCGCCTCTCTTGGCGAACATTTCATGGTCGCAGATGCGATGCCATCTGCGCCCGACACTTGCTACCGCGCAGCCGATGTAAAAAGCCTCACCGCTTGGCCGGCTCAATACATAGACGTAGAACCGGCCAGGATTCGCTTTGATTTCTGCCAAGCAGACGGCTAGTGAATTATCAGCCATTTCGATCCTCGCTTGATCGTTTTGGTTAGGGTCGATTTGGGGATGCCAGTCCTCATTTCGACCCGCTTAATATCCTTGTTTTTCAAGGATTAAGCAATCCAGGTTTCTACATAGCCCCCATCTTTGAGCATCTCGCGTATTTCATCCGGCAGTAGAGACTGCTTGGTCGGATCGACCCACCAAGTTCGGTTGATCACACCAGGTATTTCCTCGCTTTTCAGCGTTGGATCAATAAGCGCGCTAGGCGTCTGGTAGCTGTCACGCCATAGAACACGCAGCCAGTATTCGGCCGCGAGTTTGAGGTCGTCGGGAACCGTCAGGAATCCAGCGGTGTAGTCGACCGTCACGACGCTTTTCGGCCAGTACGGCACCGTGTTGACGTTGAACCGATATGGTAGTCCCGGAACGCTCTGGGACAGGATGCCTGATGCGCGATCGATATAGAACGCGCTATCGTCCAGCGCCGCATCGTTCTGCGTCACGGTGAGCGTACCTGTCACGCGCCGGCGCGAAAGCTGGAGCGACGAGACCGGAGAATTAACCTGGAACGTCTCGGTCACCGCCTCCGACAGCAGGGTCGGCGGGTTGACGCCATCCGATTTGACCTTGCAGGCCCGGAAGATCGAGGCGGAAACGCGAGCGATTAGCCGCGTCAGGTCAGCATCACGCGAACTGTCGGTCAGCCCGAGCGCCGCACGCGCTTCGTCAACCGTCAAAAGGCCGCCCAAATTCGGCGTGGTGACTTCGAAGACCGAATTCATTTGGTCCCGCCATCCTTGCCGTCGCGGCCGCGCTTGCTGGCCAGCGTCCACGACTTGGTCGAGCCGTCAGGCTTGTCGTTGGTTCCATCGGTATCGCAGTGCCAGAGCGATCCGCCCCAGGTCACGGTGTCGCCCTTCTCGTAAGCTTGGCCTTCCTTATAGACGCCGCGGTAGATCATCACCGGCATCTTGAAGGGGAATGTCTTCTTGGTCGCGCCTCTTGCAAACGAAAAGGCAAAAGTCCGCTCTCCGTCATACTCCATCTTGAAATCTTCGATGCTCAGGCCGTCCTGCCCGTCCTTGCCAGGAGGACCGGGCTGACGGGAAAGCGCGCGGATTTCCTCGAGCGTCTTGGCGCCCAATGCTAGGGAAATGTTGATCGCTTCCCAGAATGAATATTTCGGCTTTGGTGTGGTCATCTATCAGGCCGCCAACATGAGAAGATCGTTGTCAATTTCCACCGCGTTCAGACCAAGCTCGGCCTCGGAAACGATGCCATCGCGTCGTTCACCGAGATGTGCTTCAGCAACGATCTCCGGCAGATGCAGTAAGATCGGATGTGGGCGAAATACGAAGCCATGGCCGCCGCCAGGCTGGCTTGGTACGTCAGGCTGTGAGATGTTTGCTGCGCTGGAAACACTGTCCCGCTGTTCGGTGACGGAAAGACTCGCATTGATCGCACCAGTTTCGGAGCGCTGTCCGTAGCCGCCCTGCCAGAAAGCGAACAGGCTTCGGACGCCTGCCTTCTGAGAGCCCTTTCCATATCCTCCCTGCCAGAAGGCAAAGAGGCTGCGAAAGCCCTCACTCATGCGGAGGCCGGATCATTGGAGACGATCGGCTCAGCGGACGGATCAGTCGAAACTTCGGCCGTCCAGGATTCCGTCGTATCGTCTTCCTTGTAGACCGTGAGCGTTCCGGTCGCGACGGCCCATTTGTTGCGCAGGAACCGGAGCGCCTGCCTTACAGTCCTGACCGTTGGCGAGCCGCTATCTGTTCCAGCCGACATATCACGATCGAGCAATACGTCGGCGTTCTCTTCAGCGGTCGGGATATCGCTAGCGGTGGCGAAGCCGGTCGCCGTGGACCAAGTGCTGTCACCATGGCTCTGCAGGCTGGCGAATGCCGCAGCGATATCGGAAGCATCAGCCGGGTCGCTAGGCAGATTGTCAGTTTTCGCCTTGATGGCAGAGACCTCTGTGTCGATATAGCCGGCGATGGCACCGAGTTGAGTGTCGAGATTGGCCGAAGCAAGGCCGACCGCACTGCGCGTGCCAGCCGCATCGAGCGGAGCGGTGTAACTGCCGGCCGCAAGGCGGGTCGAGATAGCTGCGTCGATCCGGCCGGTGACAGTTGTCGTCACTCCTGCATCGGCGAGCGCCTGGTCCGCCTGCGTCTTCACCTGCGCCGCCGAAAGATTGTTCAAGGCCGCGATCGCTGCCAGCGTCGCGTCATCCGCGCCAGCAAGCGCCGTCGCCAACTCGGAATTGGTCGGCAGCGCGTCGATCTGCGTGTCGAGATTCGCGCTGGCGAGGCCGACTGCGCCGCGCACGCCGGCGGCATCGAGGTCGTTGAAGCCGGTAATGCCCGTTCCCTTGGCGAGCGCGATGTTGGCACCCGACGTCAGTTCGCGCGTCGCGACCGCCCAAACTGCTGTGCCGATCTCACTTGCCGCTGAAGCAGCCAACTCTGCGGAACCTATCGCATCCGCCGCGATGGCTGTCGCAGTGAGAACGCCACTTGCCATCGCGCCGACACTTGTATCCATCCTGCCCGAAACAAGAGCCGCCGGCAGGCGCGATTGGATATCCTGAGTGTCTGTCTCGATATCTGTTGCGGTCTTCACCGTCGTTCCAGAGAGAACCACAGAAGTGGTTTGGCTGCCGATGTTGGCCCAGTCGATGCCTGCCTCTCCTCCAGCCGAAACGTCCAGAGTCCGACCAGCGGTTGTCGGGCGAAGCGCGGGAGAAAGACAGATACCAAAAGTGCCTATTACTTTAAGCACCGTCTGGCCGTTCACCGTCTCGGTGTCAGGATTTAGAACAACAGTATAAACGCCGCCGCCGCCAGTCGTCCAGAAACCACTATCTCCAGTATCGTTCGATGTGTCGATGACAAGACAATGAAGACCCGTGATCGAATCGAACGGCGACGTCATGGTAAGTCCGTTGGTGGTCGTCTTCTGGGCAGCATTACCGTTCTTGTAGACTTTCACATCGTCGGCTTCGAACCCGGTCAGCGGCGCGACGGGCGCGCCATTGGAATCGTGCGTCGAGAAGTAGACCGCGACGGTCGTGAAATCTTCCGGATAATCGCCAAGCCAATTCATTGGATGATCCCGGAGTCATTGATTGTCTGCACAGGTTCACCGGGACCGAATTGGATCACCCAAATCTCGCCGCGAGCGCCGGCCCCGCCATTGCCAGACGTGAACCCATCGAGGGTTGCACCACCACCACCACCACCACCACCTGGAATGCCGCCATCGCCACCATTCTCGCCGCCTGTAGCGCTAGAGTTTCCTCCACCGCCGCCGCCGCCGGGGTATCCGAAGCCTGCCGCGCCGTTGGTCGCATGGGCAGATTGGGTGCGGTCGCGAGATATGCCTCCTGCACCACCCGTCCCATAGGTCGAGCTCCCCTTGCCGCAACCAGCACCGCCGCCCGCGCCGCCTCGAACAGCATTGCCGCCTGCGCCGCCAGTCGTATTGGTGTTAAAAGAACCTCCGCCGGCAGCTCCGCCAAAAAGACCGCTGGTGTTGGATGTTCCGTTTCCTCCAGCTACCCCAACAACGCCACCATTGGCTCCAGCTGCGCCTGGGGTCGCACCGGACCCATTGCCGCCGGCTCCTGAAAGCCCGGCGCTCCCCCCCCCAGCGGATGTCGCTCCATTTGTGCCGCCAGCGCCGCCGCCACCACCATAGGCCGTGATGGTCACGCCATTGACCGTAAACGTGGTGTTGTTTCCCGATCCACCAGCGGTTCCGCTAGAACCATCGGAGGGCCCGCCAGCACCACCAGTGACCTGCGCACCGACGGTGTATGTTTCCGTGGACGCGAACTGAGAAGCGGCATAGACGCGGTCAATGCATGCGCCGCCGCCGCCGCCCGCCCCACCTGAGCCTGTAGTTGCCGCAGGCCGTCGACAACCGCCGCCGCCCGGGCCTCCACCACCTATCAGGATCAGCCTTATGGTCTGAGCCCAGGGTGCTTTTGTCCAAGTCTGGGCCGTGCCTGACGTGAACTTCTCGACCTTGATGCTCATCTGGCGCCTTCAAGATCCGAGATAACGATTACAACGCCGCCGCCGCCCGCCCCACCTGCACCAGCCGTTCCACCCGTGATTGACGCTCCGCCGCCGCCACCACCGCCGCCGGGGAAACCTCCGGCTCCTCCGGCTCCAGCCGTGGTTGCAGATGCCGCTCCACCGGCTCCTCCTGAACCTGAGCGGCAAAAATCGCCAGATGCACCTATGCCTCCTGAGACGCCAGCTGCGGTGCCTGCCACGCCCCCTGGCGTATTCCCGCCAGATTGACCACCATTGCCACCGACATTGTATGCCGGAGTGGTTGTCTTGCCGCCTGCAGAGCCGCCACCGCCACCGCCGACTATGCTGTTCCCACCAGAGCTCCCGGCACCGCCGCTACTGGAGGACGAAGCACCGCCGCCACCGCCAGCAGCAACGCTACTTGATCCACCTCCTGCGCCACCTATAGCGCCTGCCGACCCGCTTGTGCTGGTCGTGGCGTCGCCGCCCGCTCCGCCCATTCCTGCACCGCCACCGCCGCCTGCTGCAGTCGCCGCCGAACCACCTGCGCCGCGTCCTCCGCCATAAGCTGTCTGAATTGCTACGGTAGACCCGCCGAAGGTGCTGTTCCCGCCAGCCGTGCCATTGCTTCCGCCTGAACCTGTGCCTGCGTTGCCGCCATTGGCACCAGCGCCAACTGAATACGCTTCTGTGGAACCCAGATCACTGGCTTGGAACACCATCTCATGTCGGCCACCACCGCCGCCGCCACCACCGCCGGAAACCGCCGTTCCCGACGCCGCAGTGTCACCCCCGCCACCGGAGCCGCCTGCGCCGATAAGCACAACGCGAACAACCGTCGCACCGGCTGGCTTACTCCAGTTGCCGGAACCGGAGGTGTATATCTTCACGTCCTGCGGCATTGATCTGGCTAGCCGTTGTTATCCGCAAGGGTGAACGAATTCACCGTGAACGGCTGACCCACAGAGAAGCTTGTAGAACTGCCGATCATATCTGCTCCCGACGTGCCGTAACTGCCCTGAATGTGGCAGACGCCAAGCCCGTCATAGATACGGAAATGCCCTGCGGTTCCATTGGCATCAGCACTTGCGTCTTGCCAAGTCCCGGCCTTGACCTTTACCGCTGCCGCGGCCGGCGCCATCCAGTCGGCCGGAAGATCGATCGAAGCCAGGACCGTTCCCGTATCAGCCGCCGCGCAATTGGCAGGAGGGGAGCCGCTGCGAATCTTCAGAACCGCTGACGCTCCAACCGTATCCTCTATGGCATCCAGCTTCGCATTACGGACTGACGTTGAATATCGAAGCATCACGCCTCCACCTCTTTCTGGGTGAAGGTCTTGATGCGTCCTTTTTCGTCATGAGAGGTCACGACTGTTTCGGTTCGCTTCGGCTTTGGTTCAGGCGTGCTAACGTTCACCACGGGGGCATCAACATTGATCGTCGTCGGCTCGACGGTGACTACCGGTGCCTTTTGCTCAGGCACGACAACCTTAACGGCCACATCCGGCATCTTCAGTTCCAGCGGCGGCAGGTTGATGTTCAGGCTTGAGGGCTGCGAGACGTCCTTGGTGTTAGGAACGACTGAGAGCATCTTGACCGCGGTCAGAATGTTGTCGGCCACATCATCGGGCGCGTAAATCTCGGCGTCCCTGCCGTCACGGCCATCCTTGCCCGGCTCTCCGTTCTTTGCTGGCGCGGCATCGCGACCTGGCTCGCCGTCCTTGCCTACAACCAGCCCGACATTCTTCAGCCGCCCGTCCGACATCGTGAAAACCAGATTTCCCTCACGGTCGATCATGACATCCATCGCGTCGATGCCGTCTTTCGGGATCGGGATCAGGGTGACAGCTTTTGACACCTCTGCTTCGATGAGTGGGCGAACATCATCGACGGTGATGGAAATGCCATCCTTCGGCACAGGCAGGGCCGCCACAGCGCGCGCGACCTCTTCCCGCACCAGAGCAGCGGTTTCCTCTGGATCGGCGTCCTTGCCCTTCTCTGCCGGCGGCAGCGCGGCAACGGCGTCGGCGATCATGGCCTTGACCAGTTCGGGATCGACGTCCTTGCCGTCTTTGCCATCTCGGCCATCTTCCGGCTGCCTGATGTTGGCGAAGGCTTTCGCTACTTCCTCGGCGATGATCGGGGCAGCATCTTCAGCCGTGAATGATGCTCCATCCTGGCCGTCGGCGCCGTTCTCGCCGTCCTTCGGCATCGGGATGGCGGACACCGCCTTCTCGACCTCGGAGGTTATCAACGGGGCGATGTCCTCCAACGTGACCGATTTGCCATCAACGCCATCCTTCGGAATCGGCATAGCGGCCAATTGCTTTTCGAGCGCATCGATGCGGGCGAGAAGCGGATCAACCTCTTGCTCGAGAACACTGCGGACGGCAGCCACCACATCGGCGCCGAAGGCTGCGGCATCCATCAGCGCTTTCCTTTCCTCTGTCGGCGAAGATCGTCGAGGCCGCGTCGCAAGGCGATTGCAGCGGCCGCGCGAGCAGCGTTGTCGTTCGCCGCAGAACCGGCATCAGTCGACGTCTGCGAAACGGTGCTGGAATTTGTCGTCTTCGAATTGGTGGCGAACGGATCAGCCTGTGCATCCCGCTTGGCCAGAGCCTCAAGACTGAAATCCTGCTGCTGGCGATAGACGGCATCGCCACCGGGCTTCTTCGGGAGGTTCAATTTCTTCCGGCCCTCGTCCGGCGTGAAATAGTTCTTGCCCTTGTCGAGCATGTCCATCTGCGTCACGGAATCCATGCGGAGCAAGTTGTCGACATCGAACTCCACGCCGTAGGTCTTCCCGTTGACGACTACGCCTTCGCCGATCCCCAACCCTTCATCCAGGCAGAGCTCAGCGGCCTCGATGAGGCTCTGCAGACACTGGCTGTAGTATTCGACGTTCAGGCTCTGGATATTGTTGTAGGTCGGCATTGTGCCCAAGCCGATCTTGTACGGCGGAACATGGAAGACCGAGCAGACGACCTCGGCCGTCCATTTCAACTGGTCGATGAGTTGCGACTCCTCGGCCGTAAGCACCATGCGTTCATAGTGCAAGCCATCGCCAAGGACGGCGACTCTGCCGACGTTGTCGCCTGAGAATTTGGTTTCCCAGGCCTCTTTCAGCCGATTGGCGGTGGCATCGTCGATCGAGTTTGGTGCAGTAAGCACGCCACCCGGTTGCGACCTGTTGCCGAAGAATGCCGCCGACCCGTTCTGGATCGCAAGACCTTGGGTAGCGGCCATGCCGGCGGCAAAAATCGGCGATGTGCCGACAAGCGGGTGGAAGAGGCAATTGAATCGGTCGTGGATGATCTCGCTCGCCGGAACGGTGACAGGCTCGCCGATCGCGGCAAGATTGTCGCTGCTGAGCTGATACCAGGCTGAACCGTCGTCAGCGACGAGCACCTTGACCCGGTTCGGGTCGAGCACGTAGAGCGCCGTCACCACCTGCCGGTTGTCGCGCTGCTTCAGCACGTAGACATTCCCGCGCATCAGCTTCGAGAGGATGTAGGTCTCCCAAAACTGGATGCGGTTCTGGTAGCGGTTCGGCTTGCGGAGCACCGGCGAATAAGCCGGGCTGTCCACCTCGGTCCAGATGCCGTCGGCATCCTCCTGCACCAACTCGACGCAAAGCTTCGAAATATCAGCGGCGATCAAAGTGATGCAGGCATAGACGGCGTTGTAGGAGAGGACCGAGTTGTAATCGACGGTGATGTTGCGCTGCCACGCGCCAGCGAATGGCTCTTTGATCAGAGACCACCAACCGCCGCGGTTCTCGGCGACGGCGGTTGCGCTGGCCGGCGCTGCCTTCGGCACAATGGCCGATGAAAGCGCTGAAAGGAAGGTTGGCTTAGCCATTCGGCTTCAATCCAGAGCGGAGGAAAACAGCGGCACCGAAGAGCAGCAAGCCCACGGCAATGAACGCCCATGGCATGCCGGCAAGCATGAAGATGCCGGCTACGATAAAGGCAGCGGCGGCGACCGAAAGCAGTGCAATCAATGCGATGGCGAGATTCATCAGGCGATCATCTTCCAGAGCGTGCCGTCGACGAGCTCGCGCTCATCGAATTGCGAATAGGCCAACGAATTCAGCCACGGTTGCCGATCGGGATAGATCGGCTCTTCAATCCTCGACAGGTCGCAGCGGCCGACCAGACTCGCGGCGCTGTCCTGATGCACGAATACCGGGCAACCCATGATCACCGCCTCGACAGCCGCGTTCGAGCCGTGCGTCACCAGGCAATGGGCACCCTTCAAATCCTCATGCAGCTTTCGGCCGAATCGCTGCATCTCCTTGTTGCGGATGATCAGCGGACGGTCGGTCAATTCGTTCAGCCGCTTTACCGTGCGCATCGTCCAGCCTTCGATGCCGTGAAAGCGTTCGTAGGTCTCGCTTGGCTCGGCGACGACGATATGGCGGCCGGTGCGCTGCCACGACCAGACTTCGGTCTTCAGCGCCTTCCAGCGGTCATCCGGGGCATCGCTGATGGCCTGCATCTGAAACGAGCCGGCGTGCCACCGATAGAACCCGCCGTTTTCTCCTGTCGGCAGGTCGGTCGCGAATACCCGGCGCGCATAGCCGCGGTCCCAATAGATCCACTTGCGGCCAGTCTCGCGCCATTTGGCGATCAGCGGCTTGAGATAGGGCGAGCAGCCCACCACCGGAACGACCTCGGCCGGCAATCTGTCCAGCGCCCGCCAGTCGCCGCGAATGACCCTGCCGCCAGCCCTTTGGATGGTTTCGCCGATGCGGTTGAAAAGCTTGAGTTTAAACGTCTTCAGTTCGGCCGGGACGAAGAAGGCGACGGTCTTCGGATCGATCATGAACGCCAGTGCTGCTGAACCCAGTCGAGCCGCGTATATTGCGAAGGATCGCGCCAGCCAGGGAAGCAGACCAGCTTCGCATTCCGCGGCAGGCTTTCGCCCTTGGGCCACCCCTTTTTCTGGAAGGCGTAAACGCCATCTTCAGGCCCGAATGAGCCCGCATCAGGCAGCATGTCAGCCAGCCACGCTTGGTCGTCGGGAAACTCGTGATAGGGAACCTTGGCGGCAAGCTCGAGCGAGAATTCGCCCCAGACATCCGGCCGATAGCCAGCCTCAAGTATCCACAGCGACCCGTTGAACGGGCAAGGATTGGCGCTGTTGACGCCCTGAAGGATGGTGAACGGCTCGGCACGGTCGAAGAGTTCGTCGAGCGGTCCGGTGACGATCAGATCCAAGTCCATGCAGACGATGCGATCGCCTGGCTTGAACCCAACCTGCGCTTGATACTTTGGGTCGAAAAGACGGAGCCGCGCGAAGCAACCCTTCTCCTTCGTCAGATACTCGTCTTCAGGCAGCGGATGCAGAACGTTGAAGGTGTGCTCGGTCGTGAGGTTGCGCTCAACGCCGGCCCACAGCTTATTGACGTACTCCGGGCCGTATTTGTCGCCCCACCGGAACGTTACGATTCGAAGCGCCACAGGACGCCGATGCCGTTGTTCTTTCCGGTCGGGCAGAACTTGAATTCCTGATGCCGGTAGCCAGCCTTGATCTGATCCCAAAATTCCGGAACATCGATGCGCACGCCTTCCCAGGTCGGCGCGCGCTTCCACGCGATGTCGTGGAAGGCGATCAGGCGGCCCATCGGACCGTAATTGGCCCAATCCTTCTGCACGAACGGCAAGGTGTGGTTCGCATCGATGAAGATTGCATCGAATGGCCCGAGGGCCATCACCTTCGCGACTACATCAGGCGACGTGCTGTCGCCCCAGATGAGGCGCGCATCATAGCCTTGCGTCTGAAGCCGCTGGACGGTCGCTTTCAACTCTGCCTCGCTCTGCGGCCAGGCTTTCGTGCCCTTGGGCAGGTCGACGGAGACGACCCGCGAGCCAACCGGAAGTCGTTTTGCGATGCGATAGAGCGAGCCGCCGAACTTCGATCCGATCTCGAGGAAGGAACGTACGCCTTCTGCGGCAAAGAGCTCGGCTAGCCCGTCAATCTCGGCATCATCCTGCAGAATCGTCATGCTATGCGGTCCACAATGTCTCTCATCATCTTTTCGGCAACCTTGGCCCTAGCCGCTAGAGGGCCGTCGCCGTCGATAAACGCTTGCTCTTGAACAGCCCGAACGTCGGAACGCGCGAGCAACCGCTCAATTCTGAGAAGGGCGGCCAGAATCTGATCCAGTTTGTCGTTCATTGGCGCCCCCAAACGGCGCAGACGCCGAGTTCGGATGAAATGTATGATGTGTGAATGCGGACCATGCCGACGGGCTTCAGATCGCGGTCCAGCGCCTCGATTTCCCGGTCGTTCTCCTGCGGCTTGTCGGATGTGCCGCGCCACGCGAAATATTCTCTCGTCCATCGTCCGAAATGCTGCATCAAAGTCGTCAGCTCGGAGGCCGGCATGATGCGCTTCAGCTTGTGATAGGTCGCCAGGCAAAGGGTGATGTCGTATTTGCCGAGGCCGAAGACCTTGAGCGCGCTCGGGCCGGCCGCCAGATCGACCACCTCGAACCGGCTTTCCGTCGCGCGGATGTCGGCGAATAGTTCGCGCGCGGTCTGGACACCCGGCTCCCAGATGTCGCAGCCGTGGACGAGAGAGGCGCCGTTGTTGGCGAACTCGAATCCGACCAGACCCCGGTTGCAGCCGATGTCGAAGACCGACTTGTCCTTGGACCTCATCACCAGGTCGACCATGCCATCCATGCGGATGTCGTGGTAGCCGGCGACGCGCCGCTGCAGCCCTTCGGGAGTCTTGTCCATTCAGAGCCTTTCCAATGCCAGGTCCAGAACTTCGTCGCAGGTGATCCGCTGCATTGCCTGCAGGCAGTGCTCGCACGGCTTCAGAGAGCCACAAGCCTCAGCCCCTCCGGTCAGGTTCGCGTGCGGCGCATAGCCGGTCACCGACGGTGGAATAAAGCCACCGAACAGGACCACGGCAGGCGTATCGACAGCCGCGGCGGCGTGATGCAAGCCGCCTTCAGGCCCGATATAGAGCGCCGCATTGGCCAGAATCGCGACTGCCGACCGAAACGAGGATGTCTGAAAGGTTTCGACGTTGTGCAGCAGGGGTCCGCTTTTTTCGTATGCGAACTGCGCGACGCGATATCCCTTGTTTTTCAGTTCGTCGGCAATCCGCTGATAATTGCGCCTGCCCCAATCCTTGTTCGGCGCGCATGACTTGTAGGCCTCGATGTTGCTCTCGATGAGGACGAAGCGCTTGCCGTATCGCTCGCCAGCGATCTTCTCTTCGTCGGAGAAATACATCTCGCCCGGCACTGCGTGGAAGTCGAGGTTCCATTCCCACCGGTCGCCGACTTGGCGATTGTAGATTCGATGGCCCTTGTAATAGGGGATCCACTCGATATCGCTGCGACCCTCCGCGCCCGGCCATGCGATGTTCGGATTGCCGCGGAAGATTTTCTCGCTGTTGGCGTCCCAGCGGATGCGACGCATGTCCCCGAACGCAATCCGCTTGCCTCGGGCCGCAGCGCCGCGCGCCATGCCGGTCGCCATGATCTGATCGCCTAAGCCGATTTTAGCCTCCCGCCTTTAGCGCGCCCAGCGCTCCAACTCGGCTCTCCACTCATCGGAGAACGGGCACTGCTCATAACCTGGCATATCCGGCGTACCCTCGGTGAAGTGGCAAACCTTCGGGTCGATCGCCGGATCGGAATGTCCGACGAGCCAGTTCCATGCCGGATCGAGCTCGCCGATCTCGTCATCATCGAGCCAGCACAGGTGATGGAGGTCTCGGCCGGGAAGCGAGTTCACCATGTCGAGCGTCAGGCGCTTGTTGGCCTCATGCCCGACATTGACGATCATGAACGACGTCCAGTTTTTCCTGGCGTAGGCGGTCTGGATTTGGCTGTCCATCTTTACGCCAGGCTGCTGCTGATATCGATGCTTGACGCAATAGAGTGCCTTGGTCGGATCCAAGCTCTTGGCCAGCATGTCGACATTCGCGCGGAAGAGGATGTCGGCATCACAGAACAGTGCCCAACCCGGATCGGCTATGAACGGGACGAAGAACCGCGCATTGGCGTGCTCGGTCGAGATCGAACCGTCATAGTCGGGTCGGATCGACAGGACATCGACCAGCCGGCCGTTGCGTCTCTCCATTGGCCGCTTGTAAAGCCCCGCCTTCATGAGGTCGGCGAGAATGAGTCCGCGCGCGCGGATTGGCGCGATGGCGTGCTTGTTCAAGGACGACCGCGCCACGGCGAACGATGCCGCTTCGCGAGGATCGAAGCCGATATAGACCGAGAAGTTCACAGGGCATCCTCAAGCGATTTGCGAGGAAAGGATTTGATCGCCGAGATCGGCGAGCAATTGATGACTTCCACTCCCATTAGCTTCAACGCCGGCGCAGCGCTGTCGAAATGCTCGACCCATCGGCGGAGACTGCCGTCATTCGGGTTGCCAGCGCCCCTCCAGGTATTGTTCCCATACCAATGGGCGCCTCCGCTCATGGTCATGTCGTAGCCGATGAGCAGTACCCTCGCCGCACCGAACTGGACAGCAAGGTTGAGCGCCTGGAAACCTGAATTGCCGCCGTTGCCGATGGTCCCCTTCGGCTCTATCAGGATGCGATCCTCACGCCGGTTGATGACGACGCGGCGGATGCCGGGATAGTTTTGAAGCCCGTTGGCAGAAAAGCAGACTTTCAGGCCCTTGAAGTCGAGAAGCCCGTTGCGGTGCTCCCACCATGCGCTGTCGCAGCCGTAGACCAAATCCGCCCAAGGGCAGAGGTCCACGTTCTGCTTGATAGCTATTACTCGGGCTCGGCCTCGGAGTTGGTCGAGGTTGGTTCCTCGGACGGATGAGCCTGAAGCGATGATGGCGACGGTATCTCCTCGCCAGTCTGGCCATCCGTCGCTACCATATCGCGGCGCTGATAGGTGCGGCCGCGCCCGCCGCTCGGCTTTGGGGCTTCCGGCTCCTCCACCTTCGTCTTCCTTCGCGGCAGATCGACCTTGGCCGGCTTTTCGGGGACGCGCTCGGCCTTGTTGGTGCGCTCCATCTTGCCGATCTCGCGTTCGTCGTCGATCGAGAACTGCATGCCAGCGCGATATTCCTTGCGGCCATAATAGACCGTCTTCTTGGCGATCATCTGGACCATTTGTCACCTCGCAAGAGAAGGCCCGCCGAGCCTGAGCCCGGCGGGTTCGTTGGACCGGCTTAGTTGCCGTAGTTGCCGCCGGTGATGTAGACGGCGGCGCCAGTACGGGCCTTCGTCCAGGTGATAAAGCGCTCGCACAGGATCGCCACCTGGTTGGTCTGGAACATCGACACGAAGGTCGTCGAGGCCGTCTGCGGCGAGTCCGGCGCGTCGTCGGTCTGGATCGATGCTTCGGTCGAGACATTCACCTCGACGCCGCCATCGTCGGCCATCAGGATGCTGTTCGCAGCCAGGGCAACGATGATGCGGCCATCGGCCGGCGAGCCGCCATTCGCGGCGACGTTTTCCGACGTGACGACCGGGACGCCTTCGATGAAGCCGCCGTCCTTGTTCAGGTCGGGGAACTCGCGGCCGCCGAAGTCATTGCGCAGAAGCGCGAGGCGAAGGGCCTGCGTCTGGCTCATGACGATGACGAGGTCGTCGAGCGTGTAATTCGACATCGTGTACGCCGCCAGCAGATCAGCGAAGTCGGCACGGAACGCATCCGCGCTGGTGCCGCTTGCGGTGATCGACGTGGCGCCGTTGGTGATCGAGGCCGGCTGCACACCGGTCGTTCCTGCCTTCGACGGGTCGAGGAAGTCGTTGTCGGTCAGCTTGATGATCGCCTTGGTAAGCGAGTTGATCATCATCTGCTCGGCGCTCGGGGCCGAGAAGCGCAGCAGTTCCTTGGTGAGGAACGTCAGGCCTGCGACCTTGTTGAAGTCGAGCGTCACGGTGTCGAGCGCGCCCTTGGACACCGGCTTGGGCGAACCCTGGCCGACCCAGTAGGCGGTCGTTTCACCGGTTTCGCGCGGCACCTTGATGTTGAAAGGCACCTGGCGAATGCCGGGGATGCGACCGATGATGGTGCGCGGGCGGATCAGATCGATGAACTCGTTCTGCAGGTTCTGGTAGGTCACCAGCGCGCCGGCCCACGAAGAGTCGGTCGTGCTGCCGCCAGTGACGGCCGCCTTTTCGATGATGTCGCGCGGCAGACGCAGGACATTCGCGATCTCGTCTCCCCAACCGCGAGACAGAGCGATGTCGGCAGGATGGCCGCCATACTCACGGGCCATGAACTTGGCCGACAGCAGGCGCACGAAAGACGAGCCCTTGGGGGCGGCTGGGCCGAGAACCTTGATGGTCTGAGCGCCGCCGCGCGACTCTGTGCCGGCGGCCTGGGTATTGCCGTTGACAGCCGTTGCGGCCGCCTTGGCGCGCTTCTCGGCGTCGCGAAGACGCACAAGATGCTCGTCGATTTCCTTCACCTCGGCGGTGAGGGTATCGTAGGTTTCCTTCTGCTCGGCGTCGAGCGTTTCGCCCTTCTCCGATGCGGCTTCCATGATGGTATCCATCTCGGCAGACTTCGCCTGGCGAGTGGCCTCGAATGCGGAGATCTGCTCCGTATAGGTCTTCTTCATTGTCGTGGCCTCCTTGGCCTTCAATTTCACGGGTTTCGTGGGTCGTTTTCCCGTGACGCCGGGAGGGACAGGCCGACCTTCACCATCCGAAATGCCTGTCGCGGCGCGGAGAGCGGTGTCGATCGACTTGATCTGTGAAATGGTCGCGTCCGCATTGGCCGGGATCGTGACCAGTGAAAGCTCCATGACTTCCGATTTCTCGAAGCGGATGCCGCCAGTGCCTTCAATGAACGCATATTCGAGGGCGCGGAAGCCGATCGAGACCGCCGAGACAAGCCCTGCCTTCACCGACTGCCATGCTTCGTCGATGCGGTCCTTCAGCGTGCCCGGTTCATCGATCTGAGCGAGATGCGCCTCGAAAGTGATGCCGGCCTTGGTCGGCTTGTCGAACCTGACCGTGCCGACCGGTTTATCAGCCTCGTGTTGCCACAGGAGCGGCATCGGGTTCTTGAACTCGACGCCCAGCGGCTCGACGATATCGCCCATCCTGTCCGGCGTCGGCGTTGTGGCTGTGCCGCGGATAATACGCTTCTCGGTGTCGACGCTTTTGACGTCGAGCACGGAATAGGCTCGGTTCATGGTCGTATCCCTGTTAGGTCAGCCGAACACCAGCATCTGGTAAGACGGGGCTCGCTTTGCGTGAGGGCTTAGTCCCATCAGGACTTTCGCGTGTAAGGTAGCCATCAGCGGGTCGATCTTGGCCGATCCAGAAACCTGCTTGTCGATCGATATGGCGTTGCCATGCGGTACGATCTTCGCGTTGCCGACCGCGAAGTTCATGAGCTCCTGCCCGGCATGGATGATGTTGCCGCCGGCGAGGTCGCGTTCGGTGTCCTTGATGGCGCCGTTGAGCTTCCAGCCCTGCGAGATGCCGACGATGCGCTCCTTGTCGATGCCTTTGACCGATTTGTCACTGTCATCGCCGGTGAGCGCATTCGTGATCGCCGCCACCCCGAAGCTGTCGACACCGACCGCGTTCTCTTCGGCCAGTTTCTCGGCCGCCTCGATCTCGAACACCATGTCCGCGAGTTGATAAACATCCTCGCCGGGAAGCTTCACGAAAGTCAGTTGCCCGGCCTTGTTCAGATCCTCGAGCTTCGGCGCGATTTCCTTGCGCCTGTCCTTGACGATCTCGTGCGCCCATGCATGGCACCAGAGCAGAAGCTTGCCGGTGCCCTTTTCCCGTCCCAGGACAGCCAAGCCGAGCAAGTCGTCGAGCCCGCCGCCGTCGATCCCGACCACGACCACTTCGGATCGCCGGATGACCTCCTGCATTGTCAGCGTCTTGTCGACGTTGGATGCCCCGGTCTTCGGGTTGCCGAGCCAGAAATCGGCGCCGGCCCAACGATCGGAATGCAGCGCCAAGCCGATTTCGATGTTGAGGTGCTGCGATGCCCAGCGGCGCTCCTCGGCGTCGCCCTTCTCTTTCGCCGCCGCGAAGCCGGAAATCATGGTGTCGATATGCTGCGACCGGCCGAGGTTCGGCGTCACCAGCGGCCAGTTGGCTGGATCCGCCCACGGCTTCGACTGGTCGGCCTGCATATCCTCCGGGAACTCGTAGAGGATCGGCAGCATCCGCGCATTCTGGACGCGGCCGTCGCGCACGGCGCGCGCATACATCAGTTCGGCCCGGAACACTCCCGCCGGCGGCTCGTCGCTCTGCGTCGAGATGATCAGCAGGAAGCTGTTCTTCTTCGATTCCAGCGCGCCGCGGATTTGCCCGATGACCCGCGAGGCATAGTGCATCGAACCCATGATGTGGAGCTCGTCGACCAGCACCCCGATCGGTTTCGAGCCCGTCATCACCTTCATGTCGAAGGTCTTGACCTTGACGAACGCCTTGTTCGTCCGGTCGCGGATCGTCTTCTTGTGCTCCTGTACCTGGAACCGCTTCTGCAAATAGCCTTCAGGGTCGGCGTCGATCATGCCGGCGGCTTGCTGGAAGGCCAGGTCGGCGATCTCCTGCGTCGGTGCCACGAACAGGAACTCGCCGCGCGGCACCTCATTGGCGAGCAGCGCGGTCAGCATCAGCCCGCCGCCGTTGGTCGTCTTCGAGTTCTTCTTCGGGACCAGAGCGAAGACCTCTGGGACATGCCGGACACCGGCATCGTCAAGGGACCCGAAGATCACGCGGACGATGTCGCGGAACCATTCGCCGGCCGCCTCGGCGAACGCCGGCTGATCGGCGATGTCAGGCACCCGCAGTTTGTCGAAGATCCTGACCGCCTTATCGGCCTTGGCTGTGAACAGCGGCAGATCGGGAACAAGCCGTCCCGTCGCCTTCAACCGCGCAAACCAATCCGGCTGCGCGAAATTCCATCCCGTCATTGCAGGACGTCACCCCAGCCCGGCGACGCGCGCTCGACCTGCGCTTCCTCCTCGAGGATTTCCTTCTTGCCCTTGGCAGGCGGCTTTGGCTCGCGCCGCGGCTTCGGTGGTATCGCGCCAGCGGCTTCGAGCCATTTGTTCTGCGCGTTCACGTTCCCGCCAATGCCAGCGTTATAGCGCGCCATGAGCATTTCAGCCGTAACCTTCGCCGCGCCGACCTCAAGATCGAGCGAGAAATACTTGCGCAGCGTCGGCTCGGAGATGTTGATCGCCTCGGCGATCGCTTCCGCCGACATGCCGCCCGCTTTCAGCACGCGGACCTTGTGGCGGTCCTCATCTGTCGCGACGAACTCTGGCCGGCCCTTTTTCTTCGCTGTCATGGTGATTTAGACCAAAAAACTCCGGTCAGACCGTTGGGAATTCCTTGACTTTCAGCGGCTTTCAGGGGATTATTTGCGCCTTCCCCCAAATTTTGGTTCTGCCGAAAAAAATTGCGTCCATTACCCCCGCGCGGTTACGGGGTCAGTCTCGACCGCAGATTGTATCTGCCCCCCCCGGTTGTATTTCTCAACCGAATAGGAGCAACTGACCGCCAGGGCCATCTGTCTTGCGGGAATTGCAAATCCAATGTGAGCACTGGGCATTCGACCTGACATGCGCGCCTCCTTTGGATAGCGGCACGATATGATCGAGGCTGGCACTCATGTAGTGGGGGTACTTAAGCTTCGGGTTCACCGGCTTCGAGCAGATGCCGCAGCGCCAACCATCGCGCTCGTATATCTCTTCGACTTCGAAGGCCTCATAGGTGACGGCGCGCTTGACCGCTCTCCGCCTGTGCCCTTCTTGGCGGCGCTGCTCCGCAGGTGAGCTATAGGTGCGCTTGCATTGCGGGCGACAGGCAAGCGAGCATTGCGTCTGCGGCCGAGATCCCTTGAATGGCCGGCGAGGCTTGAACATGGTGCCGCACGTCGAACACGGGATCGAATAAAGCACCCTGGCCGAACGCTTGTCCTTGCATTGCTTCGAGCAGAACCTCGGCAGTCTGCCGCGCCCTGCTTTGAAGAACTGGAACGGTTTGCCGCAGACGATGCAGTCTAGCGTGCGAGGGCACTCCTCGCATATGAAGGCGGTAGCCATGGTCGATCCTCATCCGATCGGTTGTGGTCAGGCTCGGCCTTGTGTTTCCAGCACTCGGTCGAGCCGCCTAACCTATCGGAATCAGTATCGAATTGCCATCCTCTTGGCCCGTTCATCGGCGGTCTTCAAACTGTGGTGCATCCCGCACAGGCATTGCCCGTTTCGCACATCGAACGGGTCGCCGTCTTTGCGCTCAATGATGTGATCGGCGAAGAGCCGAGATGGCGCTGCTACCGCGCAGCGCTTGCCGTTCTCGATTGCCTGGCACCTATGACCGGCGAGGCGAAGCACAGCGGCGCGCCATACCTGATGCTCCTTGGTGAGGAGTTCAGGATCGGCCTTCTTCGGTATCGGCTTTGCTGCCCTGAGATCGACCTGCTTGATGCTGCGGCCGATCTGCTTGGGCATGGGAGGCTATCCTTTGATCACCACGATATCGCGGTCTGACGTGGCGGCCAACGCTCGTTTGTGGCGACGCTCTCTTGCTTTCTCGCAGGAGATGCACCGCTTGGCTTTGGGCTGGACCTGCAGCCTGGCCGTTTCAATCGGGTCGTCGCACTCATCGCATAGGCGAGGCTTCGGAAGCGGCTTGCGTAGCCGGTGCCTGCCCTGGATCAAGCTCAGGACTTGGCCCATGGTTCACCTACACGTCGGGTCGATCAGCCAGCGGTCGAATTGGCAGGGCTGTTGAGAGGCGCATGCTGACAGGGCAGCGATTGCCGCCAGAACTATGATGCAGGCGGCTTGGGAAGAGGCATCCAATGCGTCACGATAGCACCGCTTCGGCTTGCAAAGTGTCCCGTCACGGAAGAGATACCGGGAACCCATCTAGCTACATCCACAAACTGCCGAAGCTCACTCCATGGTGGCCGCTCGACGCACCATGCTAGGAAATCGCTACCGTCTCGCGGTGCCGTTTCTACATCCTGCCACTCGCCCATCACGCTGCCCTCTGCTTGGCCGCCTGCTGGCGACGGCGTTCGTTGCGCTTGGCGGCCCATGAGAAGTCGTCTTTGATGCCGACCATGAAGGGTGCGAATGCGTCATCGGCCAACCAAGAATTGAGGCCGTCGCGCTGTCCGACATCTTCTGCGAGAGTAGCCGAAATATCGCTGATTTGAGGCACAACCTGCAACACCCGGATTTGGGCCCGATCGTTATGCAAATGGCGTTTTCCGGCCAAATGATCCGAAATTCGCTGGATTGCCCGGTCTTTTCGCCTGCGTCCGGTCTCAGGATGGATGCCTTCAACCTGGAAACACCAGCGGCGGAATGATTTGCCGCCGGCCTTGGATCTAGCCCATGCCCATAGTGCGCGGCGCTCGGCATCGTCATCGGTCACTTTCAGCCAATCGAACATGGAGTCGATGAGGGAAAGCTCGGCCGCCGTCGGCATTGAGGCTACGCGCTCCCAGAATGCCTTGCGCTCCTCGGCGAGCAGATCGGCTTTCGGATCAAGCTTGTCGCCGACTTCCTTTCGCCAGCCGAGCTTGTCGCTCCATGAATGCACATAGGGCAGTTGCTGCGCCCTCAGTGCCGCCGGCCCGACATGCTCATGTGTGTTGCGGTCGATCTCCGCTGCACGGATGAAGAGTTCCGCGATTTCGCCCAGGTTCATCAAGCGCTCTCCGTTTCATCTTCGGGGTCACGCTGGAACTTTTCCCCATAGACCAATTCATATAGTTCTTCGGTCGCGTCGCAACGCTCCCATGCTGCCTTGCCGGCAGGCGGATTGAAGAATCCGGTAGCGGCGAAGTTCCATCCCTCGTTGAAGGAAACGCATTCGAAATGCAGCGTTGGATAGCGCCTCGCCAGCGCTTCGAAAACCGGCTCGGGGAAATCCCATGCGGTGTCGAAGGTGAATTGGAACGGCTCCTCGCTCACCTGTTCGAAGTCGTAGGAGTTCCACTTGGTGCCCCAATTGGCAATCGACCAGTCATACCACGATTTGTAGCCCGTCTCGCCGATGCAAAGCGCCATCTTTCGAGCTCGTTCTATGCACCCAGGATATAGCCGCTCCAACCGCTCTTCGATCTCGCCATCCTCGAAGCCGACGTAGCCCTTCCATTCGCCCAAAATCCCATTGGTGTCATGCTGGCGGAGGTGGTTCCAGATGTTCACGATGCTGCTTGACCGCGCCATTATAGCGAGGACGTTGGGTGAAAGACTGTCCTCCACGACATCCGAGGCAGATGCTGGCATCGGGATGATCTGTTGGAAATCGAGGAACGTCTTTGCCTCCTCGGTGCGGATCATCGTGGCGCGGAACGCATCGATATCTACGGCGGGGCCTGTAATGGTGCAGCGCGTCTTCACATGATTTGGCATCTAACCGTTCCTCCTACTTCTCTCGTCTAACAAGTCCGGCTGTGTCGCCCGTGGGCCGAAGGCCCTCCACAGCCGTTCATAGATTAATCCTGCCAGCGCTCCACGCAACGACGCATAGCCACGCAAGTCATGTGTCAGGGCCTGCAGCTCGCCTACGGGACAGCGGTCCCATGCCTTGTACCAGCGATCGGTGTCCTCGACCCATTCCGGCTTGGCGCGAATTAGATCCGATGCGGCGCCGAATGCCGCGGCCTCAAGCGAGCGTTTGTTGTTCTCGGTCTCCGCCAATGTCGTCATCACCAGGCGCGCATGCTCGATGCCATGCCTGCTGATGATCTTGGAGAGCGTTCCGACGGCGCGCGTCTGCCCTGCCTCTGGATAGCGGCTTTTGTGAATGATTTCGATCTCGAACTCATCGCATAGGGTTTGGACGCGCGGGTCGATCATCGCACCCCAGCTTTCCGCTCTGCCTGCCTGCGCAAGGCCGCCATGATGGTCGTGTGATCCCTGCCGTTGAACAGCCGCCCGATCATTGTCAGGGAAAACGACCAGTAATCGCTTTCGTCTCTGAGGGCGTACACGGCCGCTATCGCCTCATCCCTTGCAATGACGATGACCTGGCTGCGGCTCTTGCTCATCAAAGCGCCGTAGGACAGGCCGTGCTTTTGGGCGATGTCCGCGATCAACTGCTGCACGTTGGTTCTGGGAATGCGCTTATCGGCCGACACTGGCGAAAGCGCTGCCTCGATCTTGGCTTGCTGCCTTGCCTGCCATTCTCGCGACAGTTCGGCGAGACGATCGCGGCGCGGCGTGCGCATCTGGAAGCCTTCGTCGACGACGACGCGCTTGGCGCCTGCCATGGTTCTGGTCGATACTGCGACGAACATTACGCCGCACTCCTACGCTTGCTGCGTTCAAGAAGAACGTGTCAGTGGCCTACGCTTGGGAGCCCGTTATCGTCAAGGCGGCGCGCAAGCCTGTGGTCTCCAAGCGTCTCGTTATGCGCGACTGGATCCAGGAAAGCATCACGCTCCGCAAGGGGCTGACTGGCGCTAAACCAGAGGCTGTCTGCCATTGGGCTTTCGAGACGCTCGGCGCGCGGCCTGATGACGAATTGCACGATCTGTTTCCCGGCACGGGAGCCGTCACAAAAGCTTGGCGGACGTGGCAACTGAAATTCGCTCTTCCCGACAATGGACCGCTGTTTCTTCGCGATGCAGCGGAATGAACCACCCCTCACCAACCGCACAGGCGCCGATAGGAGAGACAGATGGCAACCCTTACGACGAAATATTCAGTTGGCGATACCGTCTATCACGCCAGCACCACCAGCGAGAGAAAGCGCCATCCGTGCCCTGACTGCCAGGGTACGCGCAAGTGGAAGGCAACGTCACCGGCCGGCAGCGAGTATGAATTCTCCTGCCCGCGCTGCGCGGCATCGTACAATTCCGACCGCGACCTGACGCTTGATTATTCGGCATATGTTCCCTTTGTTACCAGACTTACCATCGGCAGCATCCAGTACAACACGGCGATTGGCAGCTATGATAGCGGCGCGCGGTACATGTGCTACGAAACCGGGATCGGCAGCGGCTCGGTTTACGATGAGGCGCGCCTTTTCGAGACTGAGGACGAGGCGACAAAGGCTGCGCAAGCCATGGCAGACGATCAGAACGTCAACGTCGAGTGGGTCGCCACGCTTTATGACAAGACGCTCAAGATCAGCGATTACCAGCTTGAAAATGCTGCGCTGAAACTGGCCCACGAAGCCAAGTTCGCCGCGCGTCGGATGCTCTACGGCATGGGCGATCTATTCGCCCAAATCAAGGAGGCATCAGGCAAGGACGAAATCCTTGAGGCCGTCGAAGCATACGAAACATACGACTGGTCCCGCGACAAGGAAGCAGCTTCCGAAGCGACGGAAGCCGCCGCGCCCTCACCCGACATCATGGACATGCACGACAAGACAATCGCGATGGTCAAGGCCGTCGTGGGCATCGACTAACACGACCGAAGAAGGTCAGAGGTTAAGACAATGAACGCCGAGACGACCGACATCATCCGCGACAGCCGCGATGACCTCCGTGCAGCGCTCGAAGTCGAGTTGGCCGAAGCGGACATGAAGAAGCTTGAAAAGCAGGCCCGCCAGATCGCCGACGAGATCAGCGAAGTCGTGTTCTACGACATCAAGGAGAACATGGCGCAGTGGCTTGCCGACCATGTGTCATCCACCGCTTCGGCCTGCATCGAAGCCATTCTGGCTGGCAACGAAAGCGAGGCGCGGCGCAAACTCGCGTTGAAGCCAGAGGCTTACTACGACGGGCGCGACTTCCAGCCTTGGTTCAACCATTCATCGCGCTTGCATGAATCCGGTCCTGTCGAGCTTCGCCGGAAGATCGTTGAGGCGCACCGCGATATCATCACCGACGCGCGCATTGCCGACCTCGAAGCGCAGTTAGAGCTTCTGGTCAAGAAATACTACGTCATGGAGCATCGCGACCTTCCCGAGGCTCGCCGGCTTCTGCGTGAAGCCGAATACGAGCTTGAGCAGTGGCGCGCTGCCGATGCCGCCAAGGCCGGAGGGACGGCAGCATGAACGCCATCCCCGACCGCTTAGCCCGCATGAGCGGGGATGCGACGCTCGCCTACATGGCGGATACGCCGATGGCCGCCAAGCGCGCCCTGGATGACGCGATAGCCATTTACGACAACCCTGACGACATCATGCGTGAGAAGGCGCTGGACGCCATTGCTGAGGACCGCGCGGCCTACTGGAGTATGAGCGGATATTCCGACGCCATCGGATCCACCCTGCCCTACATGCTCAACGCTGGCGTCGATATCGGCTCGGCCGTGGATCAGGCTTACGAGCACAGGCCATTTCTCAAGCGCGGGGCGCTGGCCAGGATCGTTCCGCTGAACATGGCCGCGGCTCGGGCGCTGTCGGCCGCCTACGCCCGGTATGGCGCATGGCGCGATGAGCCGGAACTACTCATGAGGGCCAAGCGCGACTGCAGGAGGAAGTGATGGGTATGGATGTTATTGGAAAGGCAGCGACAAGCGAGGCGGGCGAGTATTTCCGCAACAATGTTTGGTGGTGGCGGCCGCTGGCGGATTACGCCTGCGAAGTCGCGTCTGAGATCACCAGCGCCTGCGAATACTGGCAGTCGAACGATGGTGATGGGCTTGATGCTGCCGCTTCCGTGGCGCTCGCCGACCGCCTCCAGGCAGAAATCGACGCCGGCCGCACGGCGGCCTATGCGAAGATTCACACATCGAAGCTTGAGCAGATGCCGAATGTGCCCTGCCGGATTTGCGCAGGAACAGGCACCCGTCTGCCTGTGCCGCATTGCGGTGCTGGAGACCCGAAGGCGGGCGGCATCCGCTGCAACGGCTGCGAGGGCTCAGGCTACGTCCGCCCGTTCGACACCAACTATCCGTTTTCGGTCGAGAACGTGCAGGCGTTCGTGGCCTTCCTGCGAGCCTGCGGCGGATTTGAGATCAACTGACATGACATCCGATCACATCCTCGACGGCCTGAACGCAGCGACAAAGCTTTTCGACAGCAGCGAGCGCGAGCTCTGGCGCCCTGACCGGAACGACCAAATGGCGGCCATCGAGATTTTATTGGCCTCATCCATCCCCTTCTTCGCGAGCGCGAGATCGCCATTGCAACACGAAAAGGACGCAGCATGAACGCGACCACGAAAACCATCGACGCCGATATCGAAGGCATCCAGTCCATCGGTCAGGCCAGCAACGCGGTTGTTGAACAGACGCGCTCGGCCATGGTTGCGCATGAACCGGCCGCCGTCACGCCGATGGCGATGATCGACCGCGCATTGGCCTCCAATGCCACGCCTGAGACGCTGGAGAGGCTTCTGGCCCTGCAGGAGCGGTGGGAGGCTTCACAGGCCCGCAAGGCGTTCGACGAGGCCATGGCGGCGGCCAAGGCTGAGATTCCGGTCATCGCCAAGAACCGGACAGTCGATTTCACGTCGGCGAAGGGACGAACCCATTACCGGCATGAAGACTTGGCGGAGATCGCCCGCACGGTGAATCCGATCCTGAGCAAGCACGGTCTGTCCTATCGCTTCCGCACGTCATCGGTCGCGAACGAGCCGGTCAGCGTCACTTGCATCGTCTCGCACCGGCTTGGTTATTTCGAGGAGAACACCCTCACCGGGCCGCGCGACGACAGCGGCAACAAGAACAGCCTGCAGCAAGTCGGTTCGACGCTGACCTATCTGCAACGGATGACGCTGAAGGCCGCCCTTGGCCTTGCCGCTGCCGAAGATGACGACGGGCGCCGCGGCGGGACGGATGATGCCGGCAACATCAGCGAGGAGCAGGCCGCGACCATCCGCGCGCTGATCGAGGAAACCGGCACCGACATCCAGCACTTCTGCGAACTGATGAAGGTCGAGTCCGTGCCAGAGCTCGCCGCGTCGCAATACGACCGCGTGATCAAGTCCCTGGAAGCCAAGAAGCGTCGGGTGGCGTGATGTCTGTCTCAATCGATATCCGCGAATTCCTGGCACGGTCGACCGACCACGAGTTTGACGACACGACGCTTGCCAAGACGCTTGCGGGCCTGCCGTCCCTGTCGGCGGCCGGGCCATGGCTCGCGGGTGGCGCGCTGCGGCGCACGCTCTTGCGGCAAGAGCCGGATTCCGACTTCGACTTCTTCTTCAAGGACGCCGAACAGTTGAAGGCGTTCGCCGCTGATCTGGATTTCAAGGGCTTTGAGAAGGTCCGAGAGACGGAGCACCATCTGCACTATCGCGGTCGCGTCGGCGACAGCGCGTTGCCGGTCGACGTCCAGTTGATCCGCTTTGCCTTCTATGCCGATGCAAACGCCGTCATCGACAGTTTCGACTTCACCATCTGTCAGTTTGCCTTTGACGGCACGACGCTGACGGCTGGCGACTATTCCCTATGGGACTTGGGCCGCAAGCGCCTCGCCGTCCACAAGGTGACGTTCCCCGTCTCATCCATGCGCCGCGTCCTGAAATACGCCACGCAAGGCTTCAAGGCCTGTAACGGCTGTCTGGCGACCTTGCTGCGCGCCACGGCCGAAAACCCATCTCTGAATACGGAGATCGCCTATGTCGACTGATGTCGCACAGGGAAGCCCGGAATGGTTCGCTGAGCGTTGCGGCAAGGTGACGGCATCGCGCGTCGCTGACGTCATCGCCCGCACCAAGACAGGCTGGGGCGCCAGCCGCGCGAACTATATGGCGCAACTGGTCGCTGAGCGCCTGACGGGCACTGTCGCCGAGTCCTATACCAATGCCGCCATGCAGTGGGGCACCGACATGGAGCCGGAGGCGCGCAAGACCTATGAGTTCTTCACGAACAACAAGGTCGAGCCGGCGACATTCGTCCCGCATCGGTCGATCGCCGACACAGGGGCGAGCCCGGACGGGTACGTGGGCACTGACGGGCTTGTCGAGATCAAGTGTCCGATCACCGCCACCCACATCGAAACGCTCTTGGCGGGCTCCGTAGCGGGCAAATACGTCACACAGATCCAGTGGCAGTTGGCCTGCACCGGCCGGCAGTGGTGCGATTACGTTTCATTCGATCCACGCATGCCGGCGACGATGAGCATCTTCATCAAGCGGGTGCCTCGGGATGACGCGATGATCGCCTCGCTCGAGGCCGACGTCACCGACTTCCTCAATGAGCTTCGCCTGACCGTTCACCGCCTGCGCTCAAAGTATGAGCCGGAATCGGTCGAGCCTGGCGAGCTTTTGGCGCTGGCAGGCTGACCATGAGCACGATCAACCGCACGATCGAAACCGATCACGACCGCGCGATGGCGGCGCGTTTAATCGAAGGACGTGATCTGCCGTTCACGCTCACGCTGACAGACGGCAAACACCGCACCACCGCCCAGAACAAGCTTCAGCGCCTGTGGATGAACGAGATCGCCGAGCAGAAGGGCGACATGAAGCCGGAAGAGGTGCGCGCATATTGCAAGCTAACCATCGGCGTTCCGATCCTGCGGGCACAGAACGAAGCCTTCCGCGACGGTTATGACCGCGTGGTGAAGCCACTGCCATATGAGCAGAAGCTTGCCATCATGGCAGAGCCGCTGGACATGCCGATCACCCGGCTCATGACCACGGCGCAGAAGACCGAATATCTCGACGGCATCTTCAAGCACTTCGCCGAGCAAGGCATCGTGCTGACCGTGCCGGACGACCACAATTCACCGGACCCCACCCCCAAGCCCCACTCAACGTCCGGTGAACGCCCGACCCAAGCGGCGGGCCAAGAACCACGGGAGCCGCAACAAACGGCACAGCCGGGCTCCCGTGGTTCCTCTTACGCGCAGTCGAAGGGAGTTTGAGCGATGGCTGCGGTACACGAGATCATTGCCGACCCGGAGACCATGACGATCGCTGTCGGCCCGAAGGTTTTCGACCGTCCAGTGCTCGGCCGCTTTCCTGAAATGTGGATGCATCTGAAACAAGAGATATGCGGCCCATCAGACTTGGACTACGGCCCTCTCAAGGATCAATACCAGCGCTTCACTCATCTGCTCGGGCCGAAGTTCAACCGTCGCTTCCAGGCCGCCAATTACTGGCTCTGGATCGGCAATCGTATGTCTGAGCGCGTCGGCAACATGCTGAAGGTCGAGGGACGCCATTGGAAGCAATACAACGACGATCTGGTCTGGGAGGCCAACCAGGTCCTGTCGTATGTGAACCAAGCCGAACGGGACGGGTTGCTGCATCTAATCCCGGCGATCATCGCATTCCAAGAATCGCCGCATCAGATCAAGCGCCGCATCGGCCAAGGCGCTTGGCGCAAGGTCGCGGCCAATAGCGTGACCCGAAATTTGAAGATCATGAACGCCGTGCGCCGGCGCCGAACTGGCATGGACCACGACGCCGTCTTTGTGCGCCTTCTGGATGTACCTTCCGGCGTTCTGCGCGCAATCCAAGTGTGCGACGAGGCCGAGTTCATCGCGGCGCGCCTAACGCATCGCAGGCGCATCCCTGAGTATACGGAAACGCTGCACTTGGTCAGCGACACGATGACAATGGTCGGCCGCCGGCATTTCAATCCTGGCTGGTCATACAATCGGATGGTCGAGGAGCACAATGCCGCGGTCAAGGAACAGCACAGCCGCCATTACAGCGCAAAGCGGTTCACCGACGACTGGTCATTCGAAAAAGACGGGCTCACGGCGACCCTTCTGACGTCCCGTCTCGATATCGCCATGGAAGGATCGACGCAGCATCATTGCGTTGGTGCCTACGCCAGCCTGGCAGCGGCGGGCGAATATGCGGTGTTCCGCATCGAAGGTGACGAACGCGCCACCGCTGGCTTGTCGTGGAGTGCGCCGGACTACTGGCGCGTCGATCAGGTCTACGGTGCATGCAATCGCGCTATCTCACCGGCATGCCTGGCCTTCGCCAGGTCCATTGCCAAGGAATATTCGTCCATCGAACAGGAGAAGGCCGCATGAAAGGCTTGATCCGCCACATCTTCATCTGGTGGGAACTCCGCACCGCCAGACGGAAGCTTTACCGGGCGCTGCCTGTGCTGCGCGAGTTCAGTCGGCAGGAAGCGGAATATCGCAAGGCGCATCGCGCCGGCTCTGCCAGGATCATGAAGGCGAAGCGGGATGCACTGCATGCGGCGCTCGCCGGGAAGGTGCGGTGATGGGCATCATCTCCCAAAAGCTCCGCGACAGTGCCAAGGGCCAGGCTTGCACCTTCGCCATTCCTGGCATCTGCAACCATGATCCGGCGACGACTGTCCTTTGCCATATCCGCGACGAGTCCAAGGGGCTCTCGAATAAGGCGAACGACTACAGCGCCGCGTTCGGCTGCCACGCATGTCACGACGCCATCGACCAGCACCGGCTATCGAAGCAGGACGAACTTTTCTATAGCCTGCGCGGCCTTCAGAGGACCTGGGACAATTGGGTTAGCCGCGGGCTGATTGTCGTTCCGCAGACCGTGAGCGCTCGCAAGCCGTCGTCAAAGACGCTGCCGCGCCGCCACATCATCACCGGGGAGCGCATCTAATGCCCAGGCCCATCGCCAAGCTTCAATCGCGCGGCTTCGCCTCAACCCGGAGGTTTCAGGAATGAGTGACACCGCGAAGCATTCGTTGTGCGCCACATGTTCAATGCCAATCGGCGACAGTTCTCTATTCATCAGCGGCAGGCTCTATCATCACGAATGCTCGCCATACGCATCATCTTCGCCCACATCGGACACGGCGCTTGTCGAGCGGCTGGCCTTCGACAGGAAAAGCGAAATGCTTATGCCTTATCCAGAGGGCGCATTCGTCCGCTACCGCGACTATGAAGTGCTCGCCGCACGCCTCACCGCCATGCAGGCGGAACGCGATGAGGCGAGGAACGCAGCGCTAGACGAAGCCGCCACAGTCGCGGGGAAACTGCTCCACGGCTACGACACTGGCGACGATGGGTTCAGTGTTGAGGCAAGCATACTGGCCCTAAAGCGAGGTCGCGAATGATCTCGCCATTGGCATTCATTCTAATCTGCGTCGGACCGTTTGCCGCGATCTTGGCCGTCGCCATTGGCCTGTTTATCGCCTGCGACGGATTCGACATACACACGACAAACGAACGCGCGTTTCGCAAGGCGCACTTCGCGCCTTCCTGACCAATAAGGAGCGGAAATGAGCGAGACAATGACCGACGCCCAAATCGAACAATGGATAGATGCTTGCAACCGCGAGCCGGCGAAAGAGGCGTTGAGGCACTACGTCGCCCTCCGCGCCGAAGCCGCTATAGCCAGGGTGAAGGCGACGCTAATCGAACGGGAAGACGACGCCATCTTAGTCGTGCCTCACTGGCAATGGGGCAAGTATGCGATCGCGCGCCGTCCCAAGGCGATGAGCAACGAGGAATGGCGACCGATCGCCAATCGCATCATTGCCGCTCTCGCGCATGAGCCGGCTCTCGCCTCTCCCTCCGACGGGGAGGCGGGCTCAACTCGGGAAGCGATACAGCTTGCCATCGACTATCTGAAAGAAACCAAGCACGGCAACCCGGCCCGTTCAGCCGGCCACAACGCACGCCTTGTGCTAGAGGCCGCTCTCGCCCTATCGGCGCCGGGGATGGTGCAGGGCAATGCGCTGGAAAAGCGCGGCATCCAACTCAATGAGGCGCATGCAGCATTTCACAGGGCGGATGCAAGAGCAGAAGCGCTAGAGACCGCACTACGGGCGTGCCGGACTTTTGTCATCTCCTGCCGAGCTGAAGCTAAAGGGCGCAACCAGAACCGCTTTGCGCTCGCGGATGAACTTCTTGGAAAAATTGACGACGCGCTACCCCTCGCCGCCTCCCCCTCTCAGACCAAGGGAGCCGAGCAATGAGCGGAACGGCTAAGGTTTCGCTCTGCCGAAAATGCGGCATGCCGATAGGCATGAGCTGCGTTCTCGTAAGCGACAAACTCTACCACGTCGAGTGCAACCCTATCACGTCGAAGACGCCAAGCGAGCGGCGAATTGAAGAGCTTGAGGCGCAACTCTCCCGCCTCAGAGAGGCAGAGAAGCAGGCGCTTGCCGAAATTGAGCGCATGACACCGAAATACGTCGCCTACGAATATCTGGAGTCGCCAGCAGGCCGAGAGGTGGCAGAGGCGCGTGTTGCGGTGCTGGAGAAGGCGCTGGAGCGCTGCCAGTCAGTTCTGGCAATGCTCATAGGCGGCGAAGCAGGCATGGTAACGAGCGCGCCTGGCATCATGTCGGCATACGCTCAATGCGTCGAAGCTGAGGCAGTCGCCCGCCGCGCTCTACAGGGGGGCGGGGACAATGGCTGAGCGCCACTACATCCGCAGTCTCGATCCTGCCGACTGCCCAGACTTCATGCACCACACGCCGTGCCCACCTGGCTATCTCCAGTGGCATGAATGGGCAAGGAAGATGTCGCGCACGCATCGCTCAGTCCGATGCACAGGCTGCGGCCTCTACAAGATATGGATCACGCGCAAGCGCCGTGCAGCCCTTTCAGAGGAGAAGGGAAGGTGAGCAGGCCGCTGCTGTCTCCGCTCGAAGCCGCGCGCGAACTGTGCATATCGGAGAAGCAACTCCGCGCGCTCACTGCGGCTGGACGCATCAAATACGTGAACATCGGGCTCGGCTCGAAGAGAGAGACGCGCCGATACGATCCCGCTGACCTGGACGACTTCCGGCTGGTGATGACGGGCAATTGGACCGACCCGGAGCCCGAACCAGAGTGGAACGGGCCAAGCTCGCCCATCTTCCGCCGAAAGCCGGCTCCGGATGCGTCGCTCCTTGGATACGTCTATTTCATCGCCTCCGGCGGCAAGGTGAAGATCGGCCGTGCCAAGGACGTGAAAGCGCGCATGAATGCGCTTCAGTCTGGTTGCCCTTATCCAATTTACCTCGTCCATTACGAGCAAGGCGGCGCGACCTTAGAGCGAAAGCTGCACCGGAAGTTCAAGGCGCACCGTGACCGGCTGGAATGGTTCCGCATCGAGGGCGAGCTTGAAGCGTTCCTACGAGAGGTGCAGCCGTGACGCGCCCGCTGGCCCTCTCACAGCAGCAAATCCGCGCGATCTGCGAAGGCGCTAAGAAGGCCGGCTATGCACCAGTCATCCAGGTTGGCAACATCCTGGTTCGGCTTATCCCCGAAGATCACGCTATCCCTGCACAGCCTGATCGGCCAATTGACCCCGGAGAGGACATAGAGCTTTGACCGAGGGCATGCCAAAGAAGCTGCCGCCTTTCGTCACCGTCGAGCGCTCCCGCCACGGCAAGGTCGTTTTCTATTTCCGCAAGGACAAGGGCAAGCGGACGCGTCTCCCGAGCCTGACAGCGCCAGACTTCGATGCAAAGTACCTGGCTGCACTTGCCGCCTCAGAGCCGCAGAAACAGGCCAAGGCAGGCGCAGGGAGCTTGGCGTGGCTCATTACCCGCTACAAGGACAGCGGCGCCTACGCGGCCCTCTCTGCGGCTACCAAGCGGCAACGGGATAACATCCTCAAGGGCGTGGTCGCGAAAGCTGGCCACCACCCCTACAAGTCGATATCGCGCAAGTCGATCATCAATGGCAGGGAGGCGCGCGCATCGACGCCAGCACAGGCCCGCAACTATCTCGACGCGATGCGCGGGCTATTTCGCTGGGCGCTCGATGCCGAGATGGTCAAGATCGATCCGACCGAGAGCGTCAAGAACCCGAAGCGCCAGCCGGGGCCCGGCTTCATCGCATGGTCTGAGGACGACGTGGCTGCATTCGAGAGACGCTGGCCCATAGGAACCAAGGAGCGTGTCTGGCTCGACGTGCTGCTCTATACCGGCCTCCGGCGCGGCGACGCCGTGCGGCTCGGGAAACAGCACATCCGCGATGGCGTGGCCACCATCAAGACGGAAAAGAGCAAGTTCAAGATGGAGGTCAGCATTCCGATCCTGCCGATCCTGGCTGCAACCCTGGCGGCCGGGCCAACCGGTGATCTCGCCCTGATCGTCGGCGAGAACCGGAAGCCGCTGACCAAGGAGAGTTTCGGCAACTACTTCCGGGCCGCGTGCAACAAAGCCGGGCTGAAAAAGCGGTCAGCCCACGGCGTCAGAAAGATCGGCGCCACGAGGGCGGCAGAGGCCGGCGCAACCGACAAAGAGCTTGACGCGCTGTTCGGCTGGGAAGGCGGGATGATGTCGAAACTGTACACCCAGAAGGCCGAGCGTAAGCGTCTGGCCAAGCAGGCTTCTGAAAAGATCGAGAACGCTCAACGCCCTCACCTTGTTTCCGCTGGCCCGTACCCCGAAAAAATGCTAGGTTAA